GCTAACGAACGTGCGCAGAAAAATCGTGAGAAGAACTATGCCACAAACACGACGTACCAGGGTGCGCTCAAATTCTCTGATAGCGCAAATACGCTCAATAGGCAAGCCCTTGCAGTAAAATACCTTGAAGAGGCAAAGCGCAAGTTGTCGAAGACGGATTCTGACTACACTACGAAGCTGAACGCACTCAATGCGGCCATAGAGAAGCACAATGCCGTGCTCAATGCGGCAAAGCCATTGACTGAGGCAGCGCAGGCGCGTCAGGCTAACGAACGTGCGCAGAAAAATCGTGAGAAGAACTATGCCACAAACACGACGTATCAAGGCGCAATAGATTTTTCTAATAACGCAAGGACGCTCAACAGACATGCGCAGGCAATAGAGTATCTGAGAGCGGCCCGCATGAAACTATCTACGACGGATCAGGACTATAGCAAGAAGCTCATCGCCTTGAATACCACCATCGAAAAGCACGCGAAGGTGCTTCGTGATGCGGGTGTGTCCGTGCAGGGCCTCGGAAAGAAGTATTCTTACCTTGACAGGTACATATCCCAACTCATTCAACGCACGGCGGTACTCTTCACTTTCAACTCGGCCAAGGACTTCATACGACAGATTGCCGAGGTGAGGGGTCAGATGGAGATGTCGCAACGTTCCCTGGAATCTATGTTGCAGAACAAGGTGCAGGCCGATGAGATATTCAACAAGACCGTACAACTGGCCGTCAAGTCGCCGTTCCGCATCAAAGACTTGGTGAATTACACCAAGCAGCTTGCGGCATACCGTATTGAGAACGACAAACTCTATGACACCACCAAGCGGCTCGCCGACGTTTCTGCGGGCCTTGGCGTGGACATGAGCCGCCTTATCCTCGCCTACGGTCAGGTCAAGGCTGCGGCCTATCTTCGTGGCTCTGAGGTTCGCCAATTCACGGAGGCGGGCATCAATATGTATGGAGAGTTACAGGCTCTCTTCAAGGAGCGAGACAACGCAGATTATACGACGGCACAAATCGTCGATATGATCTCGAAGAGAATGATCAAGTTCAAGGATGTGGAGCAGGTGTTCCAGCGGCTCACGGACAAGGGCGGTATGTTCTACGAAATGCAGGAGCGGCAGTCGCAGACCCTTTGGGGTATGATCCAAAAGCTGGGCGATGCCTTCGACGTAATGCTCAACGAAATTGGCAAGAGTAATGAAGGTGTTTTGAAGGGCACGGTCGCTTCGGCCATTGAGTTGTTGAAGCATTGGCAGACTATTGCGTCGGTAGCCAAGACGGCCATCGCTTTCTTTTTGGCTATCAAGACACATTCCATTGCCATTGCTATGTGGAATAGCAAAATCGTGACTGCGATTCGTGTTCAGTATAATAGCGCAAAACTGCTTCAAGGACAATGGCGCGCTATGGGCTCGGTCATATCGAACGTCGTAAAGAGCACCGGATTGCTAAAGTCGTTAGGTATCGGACTGGTTGGAACGGTTGCTGCATTTGGCCTTGATGCAATTATTAGCCATTTCCAAAAAGTTGCCGAAAAGGAGCGAGAGATTGCACAGGTAAACAGAGAATTTGCGGAAACGTTCGACAAAATCCAAGAAATACAGAACAAATTTGGAACGGAAGACGACAACAAGAGCATTGAGGATAAAAAGAAGGCTTTTCAGGAGCTTATCACTTTGATGCAGAATGCGAACTTTGATATAAAGATCAACATCGAAGGTCTGTCAAAAGAAGAACTTGCAAAGCAATTCAATGTAGCCAAGGGTGAAATTCTGCGTTTCGCAGAAGATGTGCGAGTGCTTAATTATTTCACCAAAGAAGACTCGGACGTAAAAGAAATGTCTGACAAATATTCTGCACAATATACGAAGATCATTTCCAAGACGACCGACTTGCGCTCCGTGCTTGACAAAGTTTCCGTTGAATACAAGAACCTCAGTAAGGAGGCACAGAAGTATTACGACATAGCCGCAAAGCCACAACAAGCCAACGAGGATCAAATGGCGTACACCATGAGGGTGAAGAACGCCTTGCAGGATATAGCTGCAGTTACCGAGAGAAGCCAACGAGTAGGAACGGCCCTGCCTGGATTTGTCCATGAAATCAATGTTGAAACAAGAAAGCTCAACAACGAGATTGCCATACTGGATCAACAGAAAAACGAACTGTTCAGGTTTGATCCAAAGACAAATACTTTTTCAGGTGTCTATGCTAAACACATGAACTATTTGAAAAGATCCTTTGAAGATACTATTCAAAGAGGCATCAAGGATGGTCTTTCTAAAGATGAAGCTATTAAGAATGCAAGGGTTATCATCAAGCCAAAAATCGATGCGTTTACAACGCAAAACGAGATTGATGATGTAGCAAAACAGTTTATTGAAAATTTTTTTGGCATCAAAGTCAATATCGACAAGGCGAACGTAGAGGAAGAGGTGTCATGGGTTGATACCTATCTTGAGCAATTTTTCAGTAAAAGGAAGTACAAAATCAATGTAGAAGTTGGTCAACTTGATTCATACGCCGAAGGACTAAAAAGCTTCATTGAAAGTGGAGACAAAGCGAAGCAGCAGTACGAATTGGCAAAGAAGTTTCTTGAAAGATTTGACAAATTGGAAAGTACTCCACATGGGTGGATAAAAGTAGAGCCAGACATACGAACCATCATGGGAGGCTCCATACCTCTTGCACAGAACTGGATTCACAAGGATAAGGTAAAGGCGCAGGTGCGAGAGCTCATGCGCGCATATAAAGACGAGACCATTGGCCTTGGTGTTGATCCAGACGAGAAAGAAAACAAGAAGCGGGGCAAAGAAAGGGAGAGACAGCGAAGAAGGGAACAGAAAGAGCAACGAGACATTCTTTCTGAGCGCATCAGCCTGCTTTCTGACATGAATAGCAAATACAATGAGCTATTGAGGAACGAAAGCAAGGAGGACGCACTCCTTCACACTCGCAAGTACTTCAAAGAGGCGGCAGAGAACGTGGGATGGACTACGGACGACATCATGCCGGACGACAAGGCCGTGGCCGACCGCATCAGGAAGATTGGTCGCATGATCAACGATCTCACGAAGCGGGGTGACGCATTCCGCAAGGCGGCAGACGTCGATATGAACGGAAGCCTCAAAGTTTACGAAAAGCTGAGAGACCAAGTTTCCACAGATATTGATGAGGCATTCGCTGGCCTTGACCTCTACAAGAGGCTCAAAGACAATAACGTCAGCGAGAGTGTTATCAGAAAGTCGTTCGGAGACCTTGCCCACTCATTTGATGATCTGCGCGACATGGTGAATCGTGTCTTCAACCAATACACCTCTGCCTACTTCGACAAAATGTATGGAAGCGACCCCAACAAATGGTCGCAGGAAGTACTAAAGGAGTATGAGGAGGCTATCAAAGATACGGGCAAGGCCATGCAGAAATACTTCGGAGAGGAGCAATACAAGCAGTACAAGGAGGCTATGGCCCGGATTACCAAGCAGCAGAACCAACAGACCATTGATGACTTCAACAGGCTGACCAGCGACTACAAAACAAAGCTGACGGAGCAACTGGAGCTCGACAAATGGTATGTGGAGGAACGTCGCAAGATATACGACAACGAGACGTTGAAGAATAATCCCGAATTACAGAAGGAATATCTCGACAACCTCAAGAAACAGTACGACAAGAAGACTACGGACAACTCCTGGAAGTCGTTCCAAGAAAGCGATATGTATATACGCCTCTTCGAGAACCTTGATCATGCTTCAACCGCCATGCTGACGGCCATGCGGGACAAACTACAGTCCATCAAAGAGAGCCTCAAAGACCTCGATCCTGCACAAATCAAGCAAATTGTGCAACAAATGGAGAAGCTGGACGAAAGGATTCTTGCCAACAACCTCAAGAAGAATCCGTTCAAAGACCTTGTGTCAAACATCAAGGAGTACGTCAAGTTTGCAAAGCAACGTGAGCAGATTGAGAAACGATACACGGCCTACCTCAAAATGCAGAACCACCTCGAAACACAGAAGCGGGAAGAGGAGCTACTCGTGGCCGAGGCCGACGAAAAGTACAAAAACGAAGAAAAGGTGCATGGCGCGGATTCCGAGGAGGCTAAGTCGGCCAAGGCGGTGCTTGAGGTAAGAAAGCAGAACCTTGCCGTTATTTCCCACCAACTCAAAGAACAGGAGAAGATAACGAAAGAGGAGGCCAAGCAACTGAACAATGGCGAGAAGCTGAAGAAGGCCCTCATGGAGCAATCACAGAAGATTGGAGATTCCTTCGGAGAGGCGGCATCGGCCATCAAGGCGTCGTTTGAGATGCTGGAAGACTGGGGCATCAACGTCGAAATCCCCGACGAAATGACGGAGATAGTGGGCGGCTTCGAAAAGATTGATTCTTCCCTGCAACAGATAGCCTCTGGCAAGGTAATCACCGGCACGGTATCGCTCATCGGCGGTATCGGCAAGTCCCTCGGCGGCATCTTCGGATGGGGCACGAAGGACAAGAAGCTGGAGAAGAAGATTGCCAAACACCAAAGGGCCATCGAAAGGCTCTCGGAGGCTTATGAAAAGCTAAAAGAGAGCATGGATGATGCGTGGAGCATGGAGGACTTGCAAAACTACAACGACGAGATGGTGAAGAACATCGAATTGCAGAACGCCAACCTTCGCTCCATGATTGCTGCGGAAAAGGACAAGAAAAAAACCGACAACGACAAAATCCACGAGTACGAAAAGCAGCTTGAAGAGAACGAGAAGGTGCTCAAGGAGATGAAGGAAAGCCTCATCGGGCAACTGGGTGGATTCGGAAGCGAGGCCAACTACAAGGCGGCGGCGCAAGCCTTCGCAGACGCATGGTTTGACGCTTTCAAAGAAGGCAGCAATGCACTCGACGCACTCAACGAGAAGTTTGAAGAGTACATTCAGAACCTTATCAAGAAGCAGCTCATGCTCCGGGTGGCACAGAAATACTTGAAGCCATTGCTTGAGATGGTTGACAAGTCGCTGGAAGAAGGTAGCGACGGTGGCATGAAGCTCACGGACCAGGAACTTGCCGCAATCAACAAGCTTGGCGATTCAACTATGAAGCAGTTGGAAGAAGCATTCCGGAACGTGACGGATTCGATCGGTTTTGTTAGTAAGGCGAAAGACAACCTTTCTGGCCTCCAGCAGGGCATACAAGCCGTCACGGAGACTACGGCAAAATCGCTTGAGGGATTGCTAAACGGTATGAGATACTACCTCGCAACACAACAGGCCGACGTGAGAATCATCCGTGATACCCTCCTCGAAAGGCTCGGGACGATTGCTCAGCAGCAGGCAGGCGGTTCGTCAAACATCATGGTGGATCTCCTGCAACAGCAAGTGGAGTATATGAAGAGGCTATCGTCAAACTTTGAAAGCGTCATGAAGGCGGGACACTCCAAAGGAGGATATGGCCTGCGGGTATTCCTCAACTAACGGACGATAAGCCATACAAAGAATGCGGGCAGTACGGGTCTCACGACTGGTACTGCCCTATTTTTATTGATATGAAAGCATAAAAGTACAAAACAATCTATTTCCGATTATTCCATCGAGAAGACGGAATATGAGTTTTCGTGTATTTGATTGCGCCACGACAATGGTTCGTTATTCCAACATGGCTATCGTCGCCATAGACGTACACCTCGCAAGCACCAAAGACAGACAGATGAACCTCAGAGCCACCACACACATACACCCGGCCATAGGACGAAGGAGGCACGACAATATTAAGGCACTTGCATCCCGCAACAAGCGTTATGGTGGAATAAAGATAATACATGCCCTCCAGACCAACGAGCATCTCGCTGGAATAGCCATGTGGCCCGCTATCCCGCTTGTATTTGCCGTTGATGTAGTCGGCAAAGTGCCTATTGAAGAAATCCACGCCCAATCCCCAACCGAAAGCGATAGAATCGGCAATGAAATCCACACCGTTAGAATCAAGGGCCAAATCCATCAACTGGCGCTTGTCGGTACATTCGTCCCACTTCTTCTTGTACTGGTCACAAAGACCAAGGGACATGGCAACACGCTTGAAAGACAACAAATCATTTACCATAGATCTCACGCAGTTTTGATAAGACATGTTCGTAAGCGGCAGAATAGGCGGAATCACTCCTGCGGACATGGCGACTCTTGCGGATACTGCGCATGATGCTCTCACGAACCATACCCGCACGCTGGGAAATAACGGAATAAGAGAAGCCGTATTTGTTGTGGAAGATGTCAAAGACGAAGCCACGGGCCACGGAACGGCAAACGGGTATGTTGCCCGTGCCAGCGTACAAATCTTCAACAGAGACGGCAGCACGGCCCGTTGAGGCCAAAGCCTCAGAGACACCCTCGCAGACCAACACCTCCACATTCATCATGATGTAATTATCCCTTTTTCTCATCGTCAAATATCCGTTCATAACCATAGTCGCTAACAATAAAACCTACATGGCCGACGGCCTTCTTGTCAGAAGGAGAAATGACACCGGCCTGTATCATACGCTCACGCATTTCAGCGGTAATAGTGGGAGTGAGGCGCTTGCCACGGCCATACGACTTCTTGTTCACATGAAGCACCTGCTTGGGAGTGGCGCGGCCGTTAGGGTCATACTCTATCCCGTTCTGAATAAACGGAATGAAGATGCCCTCGCGCACATTGCCCTGAGCGTCGGCCATGCGCACAATGCGATAGTCCCTATACAAAGAAAAGTATATGGAAACATAATACCGATCACGCCACTCCTTCGCGTCCCCCGTGTCAGCCATTGTCCTCTTCTGCTAACATTTTCCGCACGTCCTCGGCAAAGGAGGCCCTGGCACCATCCTCAAAGTTCTTGCGGAGATCATCAGCACTCTCCTCCTTGACATCGGCAGACATGGCCGCATCAAGTTCCTTCGTCTTCTCAACGAGCCATTCAAAACGGCGGTTGGCATACTCAGAAGCCTTGTCAACATCGGTGAAGGCCGTCAAAGGATAGAGCATGTTGGTGACGGTCATGAAAGACAACGATTCTACAAGCTCACCATAGGTAGTACCCGTCTCGGGAAATTCTTCGTCCTCCCGGCCAACAGAGCTTTTCTTCAACTCAACAAGGTTGCAAAGCCAGGAATACAAAGAGGTACTACGGCTTTGGGCCGCAGTCGGGTCATAACACCAAGCCTTGCAGCGAACCTCAAATCCCATAGAATTGCGGAAGATTGCGCCATCCTTAAGAATAAGGACAACAAACGATTCAAAATCGGCGGCATCCACCAATTTGTCCTCGTCAACGCCATCAAGAACAGAGAGGATATGCGGCGGCCAACGCTCTTCGTTCTTTTCTTTTTCTGTTTTTTCCATAATCTATTTTATAAGTTAAGTGGTAATCATACTACAACGAAAGACGACGGCCATACTCGGCTATCAGCAAGGCGTCACAGGTGGCAAGCGTGATCTTACGGCCAAGGGACGGAAACAACTGCTGGGCCTTGCCCTTCAAACGATTCTTCCATTCCGTCTTGCCATACTTGCCACTACTGCCAAGCTGAAAGGACTTCTCCCACTTGTTAGGGGTCACGTCGTTCGTGGGAATACCAAGGGCCAACAACGCCATCTGCAAGTGGCCATATCCCTTGCCGAAATTGAACATGGCACTACCGCCTTGGCCTGGCAAGCCTCCTACCCTCTCCAAGATGCAGTAACTATCATCCTTGTACTTGGAAAGAAAATCTAACACGTCCATTGGGGTTGTGGGAATCTTTGCTACCTCTACAACAGACCCATCGGCGGACAAAACGGCAATGCCACCCTGGTCGCCAGGGTCAATACCTATGTACTTTTTCATCTACACTATATTTTATCAGATTCAAATTCTGAGCAGGATTCACCCTCTTCGTCGCTGGTTTCGTCTGACTTTTCTATAAACGAATCGCAAGCCTCATCATAAGGCCCAACCTCTGTGTATAAATCCTGCATGATACAATACGGAAAACCGTCATGCTCTAAAAACTCGCAGTGCTTACAAATCCTTCGTTCAATCTCAATGATAGTCAAAACAGCATAGTTGGCAAGGTCGTAGAGACTATCCAACATACTCTCGCCACCAACCTTGTGCTCACGGTCAGACAAAGTGTTAGCACGACGCAACTTCTCCTGCATGTGAATGTAACTATACGGAAAGCCCATCTCAGCATACAATTTGCGGAAACTATTGCCATAGTCCGCATTCTTTGCAGCAAAGAGGTCTAACATCTTTTTCGTGACCTCACGAAAATGTTCCGTGTCGCTATCACAACCGGAAGAACTGACACCAAAGGCTTTTTTGGTGAAAGTCGCTAAATTGTCTGAAACAGAATTTTTATCCATATTATTCAGTCTTTTTTCTACTTTTTGCAACCTTAGAAGAAGAACGCTTCGTGCTATTCTTCGTCTTTGAACCCTTGGGACGGCCACGGGGTCTGCGGGGGGCATTCGCACGCTCGGCAGCTGCCTCCCTACGAGCCCTCATAGACTTGTCGCGCTCAAGAATCTTTTTCTGAGAAGCACTCGCACTATCGGCAATGTCAATAGTCTCAACGTCCTCTACCTCGCCATACTCGTTGATGCACTGGTTGCCATTGAGCAATTTGTCATAGCCTAAATTCTTGCGGGTAAACTTGCGCTTGGAAAGAAGACGCTGCTCATGACGGTATTCCTCAGAAATACGACGAATCTCATCAAGGTCTAAAGTTGGAGCATCAAACTCACCAGCAACACTAACAACGCCCGGATTCATAGCGGCAGCATCACGGGCCTCCATCTCCCTATGCAACTCGTCGGCAACAGACAACTCAGAATCGTCACAAGACGCCTCTATGGACTGAGCTGCACGGTTGGCCGCTACCTCGTCCTCATGGGCACGGACAAAAGCATCAATCTCATCCCTGGAGACACAAGAACTCTTCATGCGGGACAACTCGCGCTGAAACTCCATCTCCTGCAAGTCCTCACGACGCGTACCGTCAAGGTCACTACCCTCAAACTGAGCATTGCTGCGAAGGTCACTATCACAACTCAACAACTGACGACGAATACCCTCATCAATAAGGGCCATATCCACCTCAGCATCGGACATCTCTGCAACAGAAGAAGAATCTCCCGCATATTCAGCTAACTCGCGAGACAACAAACGACGCTTCTCCGCATAGCCAACACGAGGAAAGAAACGAGCCTCATCCAAGTACATATAAGGATGGATGCTGATAACAGTATCAACAATGCCTAAGCCACTACCGCAATCCTTCACAATGCGCAACAAACCATCACCACCACGACGATAGATACAGTAGCACTCCTCCAACGTGCTCTTGCGGACAAGAACAACCGCCATGAACCAAAATGGATCACGACCATCTACATACAAACGAGGCAAACCATGAGACTGCAATGACGCATACTCCAATGCACGGTTCAAAGATTGTACCTTCAAACTTATCATCACAACACCTCCTTTCCACCATGAAGCAACCAAGAGGAAATCGTCTTGTCACCCAAAGGAAACGTCTTGCCAAAGACATTCTCAAACTTCACAGAACATTGCAAATAGGGAATGCCATCAATCACGTCCTTGCTCGGCTCAACAGCATCCTTTACATAAAACAAGGCCAAACGCTGACGATAATCATCACGCCATAACAACAAAGCACCCTCCAAAAAATCAAAGAAACGATGCCAGTTGCTCTCAGCGGACAAAATAACCGAAGACAACGTAGCATCCTCGGGAAAAGACAAAGAAGGGTCATAGCCGAAACTATAGACCTCCAATGTGGACGATATGGGAGAATTAACAGGCTTCGAAGACACAAAGACACGAGAAGACGTGCCGTCAGAATAGTCCTCAACGTAAACGCCAGACTGCTGACCACGACTGTTCATGCCAGATAAGGACTTGTAACGGAGAAAACCAAAATCGTCCTCCAAACTGCGCTCTGAACCATCAGGAACATAAATGCCCTGACTGTCACGAATGTAACGACGGATGAAAAATTTGCCTCCCATAAAACCAATTCTTTATACTTTTACAGTCGCAAAAGTAAAAAACATTTCCGACATGACCAAAAGAAATATAAACAAATGTCCAAAAACAAAGATTTTTACAACAAAACACACAAACGCAACAAAACAAGGATTCATGCCAAAATCACAACTTTTCAACCCGTGTAAACCTTTTTCAACTACGTATTTCATACACAAAAAACGCATACAAAAGCATATTTTCCGAAATTCATACTGACACACACAACAACACACAAAAATAACTTCGACAAAAACAACAAAAACCATAGACAACCGCATTCATGAATAACACCAAATCATAAAACAACAATTTGTATCCGTTAACACTCTTGGTGAAAAAAATAAAAAAATTTCGGAAAAGAGCGGACTAACGAGCGAGAGAGAGAAAACGGGGGGGGTGGGTATGGCTTTTGCCTGGGAGGCCGCAAATAGGGGATGCCCTGGAGGCTTTAAGGAAGGTTCGAAAGCACAAAAATCCTATTATTTGCGAACAAAACATACCTTTTTCCGCAAATACGGAACGAAAAAGGCCGAAAATCGATCACAAAAGGCCGAAAATAGACCGCCCTCCATGAATCCAGGCGAAACGGGTTGAGGCTTCGAGGCTTTACCGTGGATAGCAGTAATGAGGCCGCGCGCCTGGTGGATGAAACGAAGATCCCAAAAGTTTTCGCGTTAACGTTTGTTTGTCCGCGAATTGTTTCAAAACCTTAAAACACATTTTCCCCCTTTGTTTTCACTCATGAAACATTAGATAATGCAAAATTGCACATTTTGCCGTTTTTGTGCAAAATTTGGTATGTGGAGGCGTTTTGTATCTTTATTCTTATGCTTTTTGTAAAGTTTGGCGAAAACATTCCAGTTTTTTAAAAGAAAACCACTGAAACATTTGGAGGAATGGGAAAATAGTCGTACCTTTGCAAGCGTGATAAGGGAGGTAAAATTTCCGTTACAAGTCAGGCGCTTTTTGTGCCTGGTCGTTCTTTGAATAGGTGTAAAATAAAAATCCCGCTCCTGGCTGCAACCAGAAAGCGGGACGGTTAAGCTACCTAAAGCCATAACCTTGAAAGAGGTCCGGCAAAGGTAGCAATTTTCTAAAACTCGTGCAAATTTTTTTGTAGGTTTTTTTAGAAAATATTTTCCCCCTGTTTAAGATTTCGCTCTTTGACTTATTGATACAAAAAGATTTCGCAAAGTACGTATAAGGTTTTGCGGTCCTGCGGTCTGAATGAGGCCGCGGGATCGCTTAGAGTTTTAGGCGTCAGGATTGAAGACGTTAGGAGAGAAACGGACGATATTTTTATCTAAATCTATCGAAGTAGTTAAGACAGCTTCTAACAATTTGAAACTGGCGCCTAAAATTTCATCCAAAAGAAAAGAACCAAAAGAAAAGTTTATATATATATTATTCTTGAGTTAAGTATATTATATTATATAATTATATTATTATATATACTATATATACGCGTGTGCGCGCCCGCGCGCGCGAGGAAAGACGAAGTTATATATTTGCTTACAGTTTTTTTGTTGCTTTTTCCGTGCTTTTTTCCTTTAAGGTTTAAGGCCTGTTTTCTGGTTCAAGTCCGGAAGTAGGAACAAGTAATAACACAATTAAATTTTTATCGATATGGAAACTTATAAAACAAATTACTCTGTAGCTGTAAACTGGTGTAATAACGCGCTTATTATCTGCAATAATATTGCGGAAATAGATCCATCTGTTTTTGATAATATGCGTTTTGAGCGGTTTAATGAAGAAGACGACACGGAAAAAGATATTTATCAGTGGTTTATTACAGATTGCTCTGATGAAGACGTAGAATATTTAGAGAAAACGTTCGGCTTGCTTTTCACTTATTCGGACTTGTTAGACAAATATATACTTTGTGTGGATCATTTCGGCACAAGTTGCGATTATGTTGGGTGGACCACGACAAACGAGCAGGCAAAGCGAGAATTAGGAGAAAAGAAGTAATAACAATACCCCTTTAGCCCCTTCCACCTGGTAGGGGCAAAGGTTTTTTACCAACAATCAAATATAACACGATATGAAAAAGAATAAATTTTGCTACGGTTGGAACCTTTGGACTAATTACGGATACGGTTGGGAAAACGAGGGCGGATTCTATGATAAAAAAGAATATTCATATAACGACGTTAGGCGGGACGCCAAAGAATACAGACTCGCCGGCGCTCAAACAAAGATAACAAGTACAAGAATTTTAAACGTGTGGTAATATGAAAAAGAATTTAAGCAACTTTGTTTGGAACACTATTTTAGCACTCATGATGATAGGTTTTGCCGTGGTATCTGTAGGCTTTTTGCTTAATAGCTATTCGGCATTCGGGATCGGCCTTTTCTTCTTGTGCTTTTGTCCGTGGTTTGCTGTAGCACTAATTTTGAGTGACAAATGAACATGACGGGATTTATTTTAACGGCGCTTGCCTTCTATGTTATTGGGATAGCTGTGGGCCGTAACTGGGACGAGTTTACAAAGGAGTGATTATTAACCAGCCGCCGGGGGTTAAACTGGTGGCACAAATAGCCCTATTTAGGGCTCCAGGCGCGACGGATAGGCCGTTAACGGGTGATCGTTCCACCCCGCGCCACAATAACCAATAAAACAAAAGAAAATGGAAACTACAATTATTTATGAGGTGCCAGGGCTCAAAGTGTCCGCCAAAATGCGAAAAGCTATTGCGAAGTTAGAACGAAAGTTCGGGAAACTCAATAAGCGGTTTTTTATTGAGCGTAACGAGGGGGAACGTGTTGGCCGTGGCTTCTATGATGGGTGCAAGCTAACATGTAGTATTATTCAAAGTTTAGATTTCGTCGTCGCACATGATGGCACGATAAGTTAACCAGGTAGCCGCCGGCCTTCCTGGTTATGTGGCTATCTAAATACTTTAGACTTATGAAATATCAAACTTTGCAAAATACCTGTTGCGCCGTCTTTAAAATGCTCGGGGGCTGTTGGCTCCTATCTGGTGGCGTGGTGGGCCGTGATGCTTTCAGGAACGCCGAAAGCGGCGCGGTGCTTTATGTTTTCAGTAACGAATACATAAAGGGATACGGGAACGAGAAGTACGGAAAAATACTTTGCCCGTCGTGTTAATTTGAGTGGTAATAATTGATTGTGCGCCTTTATCTTTTCCTATTGGTGTACTTTACCAAGTGGGAAAAGATAGGGCTATATAGAGTAAATAAACGGCTAAATTTATAAAGATATGTTTTACCAGCAAGTAACAAATAACAAATGGTTTTCATTTTGGGTAAACTGGTACAATAAACACGGATGGAAAACCGAAAGCAAAAACGAAAAAAAAGCAGTTGTTAGTAAGAATTGTAAAGGTATTAAAATATACACTACGTTATATATACACTAATTATAGATAGGAAGGTATAAATATTGCTTAAAAGTTACTATTGCCGTGTGTGGTTAACGTCCACCTCCTGGCCCGTGACCAGGCACGGCACAAATTTAGCTTGAACTTTAAAAACAAAGAATATGAAAAAATACATTATTTTAGTGTCTTCGGAATTGAAGGCTTTAAAGATAAACAGAATGATTGAAAATAGGTCTCAATGGGATATAGAACCAATTTTTGATGGTTATCCATTGCACGCAGGAATCAATTATACGAGCGAGCCGATGGTGTATGAATGCGCAAACGAGTATGCAAAGAATCATAAGGGCGTCAGGGTTGAGATGATGCCATACGGCAAAAAGTTCGTACTGTCGCGCGAGTTTAGCAAGTTTCGTTTTGTGGACGGGTTTAGCGTATTTTTGGAAGAAGAAAGCGAGTATTACACCCTTACTTTGTACTATCAAAATACGGAACTTGTTAGTATCACCTTTGATGACGGATTAAAGGATCCGGGCAAAAAGTATATGGTTTATGTTAACCAACCATATTATGAAAACGGGAAAAGTACTTTTGTTGTACGTCAAAAAGAAACGGATAAACAGTACATTTTCCTTGAAACCGGCTCCGCAAAGGTGGCCTTTAATATGGTTAACAGAATAGTCGCAAATATGCGCTATCCAAAAGCAAAATACGTTTGGTAACTAAAAGATATAAGACGTAATTATGAACGAGAAGGATAAAAATTTTGCCATATTAAGCAAACTATATGAGCTTGCGGATGAGATTTGGGAAAATGTGGAGGATAAACGGGCCGGAGTTTTCACGGCCTCAGAGATAGCGCGATCCATCAAATCATGTAAGGATGTAATCGTATGTTTTGGGGATTTAGGTGACGAGCAAATAACGGTCGAGGTGGATTCTTTTAAGTGCTCTATCCCGAAAAGCCGTATCTTTGAGTATATCCGCATCTTTGAACGTTTGGCCGGTGTTAGTAGCAATAAGGCGAAGACGTTTGTGTACGAGGAGAAGAAGGGGAACGTATTAGGCAGCTGCAAGTTTGAATTAACGAAAGATTTTGCCGATTTGGCAAAATTCGTATCAAAAGACGAGTTGCGGCCCTCACTTATGAACGTTGCCCTAAACGTCGATTTGTCGTGCCTGGTTGCATCAGATGGCCGCGCTTACCTGTTCTTTCCCGTCTGATACCGTAGGAGGCGTTTTGCGGCGAAGTATTTACTTTGTCCGGATTCTGCAAGGAGTTCATGCCCGACGACAAACGGACAAAAAGCAACTCGTACCGCGGTTGTAACTTCTTCTTTCTGGATGGTGTGTGCCTTGGGAAGATATTCCGTGAAGTTATGGAGGCAGCACCAGAAGACGTGCCCACTATCGACGAAGGGGAAGATGCTACCTTTGAGCCTCAACGGGCGGACGGGATCCAGGAAACGGGCCATATTAGGCATGAGGCGAATAACTTTGAGCACAAAGAATGCGAAGAAAAGCCGCATAAGGGCCAAACGGGCCACTCTGACGACAAAATAACTCTTCGCCCTACAGTTGTCCCACTTATTGCGAGAAAACGCAATACAGGCCGTTTTTGGCCGTTATTTGGACGTGTGGGGGCGATGGATGCCACCGCGGCCCGTCGTGTGCGTGCAAAGGTATTGCGCCGTCGTGCTCCCACATTCGTGGCTGGCAGGGGCAGGCCACCACCATATTACGCGCATAACGAGGGGCGGATGAATAGTTTTAGGTTTTACAACAATTTCAAAATATCAAAAGAATGAGAAAGAAGACGATTGAAATGATGGTGCATCAGCGTGACCGGATTTTTAACATGTGCTATGATGGCAGATACGACCACCTTCCGAAGGAGGAACGCGAAGCGAAAGTGGGCGCTATCCTCCAGCGTGCGGGCGACTTGGTAAACAAATATAGCAACCTTCTGTTTGATAACCTGGCGATCAACCTTGGTGATGCCAGCCATGAGGCAATTACCTTTGTCGTGTGCAACTATCACGCCAGTAGGGAGGAGTACATGAAGCGCAATGGCTGCCGCCAGGAGTATGTGGCCGTGCTGGTAGTCCGCCACCATCCGAAGAAGGTCTTACAATGTGGCCGTATGCGCCATAGTGAGGCAATAGCCTGGGGCGCGGGTGCTTCTACCATGGCGAGCACGCAATACACAAAAGCGTCCATCGTGATTTACATTAAAGACGGATCACTCGGGTATAGCTTTGTGGCCGACTTCGAGCACCAGATAGGCGACTGGGCGCCCAAATATGTCACAAGCGCCCAAATGGAAAGTATTATCAAGGCCACCACCAAGGCTGAGGAAAAATCCACAAAGAAATAAACGATTCTTGGAGACATGAGCAAGTATGAGTTTGATTTTGTCCTAACAGGGCAATCCATTAAAATTGCCGAAATAATGGCAGCTCTTGATGAACTATTGAACGCCGAAGGCGTGACCAGTTTCGAGCAGGATGCCATAAAGCACGTCCGCAACCTGTTATTGCAGGCCAACGGCTATATCGGCCTGTTGCACCGAGAGTGAATTATTTTTCCCAAATGTGGCAATATGTGTTGCTAAACCACGTTATATCTATTATAGGAGGTTATGAAAGTAATTATCTACAGTCGTGTTTCGACCGACAAACAAACGTTTGCTCAGCAGGAGCGGACGGTCAACGAATGGTTGTCTTGCCACGGCCTGACCGCCACCGACGAAGTGAGCGAGGCGGGCGTCAGCGGTAAGGTGTCGTACAAGTCGCGAAACCTTGGCCGCGTCGTCCTCCCCATGCTTGAACGTGGCGACATTCTTATCGTGTCTGAGGTGAGCCGTATTGGCCGTTCTATGTGCGATATTAACAAGTTCGTGAATGACGAGCTCAAACCAAGGGGCGTGCGCCTGGTGATCGTGCAAATGGGCCTTGATATAGATTGTGCCAACTTGAAGGCCATCGACGAGATGTTGCTGTTCTCCTTTTCCTTTGCGGCTCAGCTCGAAAGGGAATTGATTCAGGAGCGCACACAGTCGGCCATCGAGGTCTTGAAGCGGAAGCTAAAGGATGACGGCCAGTTTGTGTCGAAGAAAGGCCGGGTATGTCACGCCCTTGGGCGCCCGAAGGAGACCGACACCACGGTGGCCACTACAGAATCGGCCATCAATCGGAAGGAGGAGGCCCGCCAAAAGCCCTACAATAAGGCCATCTGGCAGGTGTTGAAGGCATGTACGGAGAATTTCTCGGTCCTGGGATCTGACCGGTTTGACAAAGGGGTAGAGATACTCAACGGTATGGGCGTGAAGTCGGCCACGGGCAAGGAGTTTTCCCGTGCCAGGCTTCGTAGTGCTTACTATAACCTTCGGTCAGTATTCACGGACTATCGGCCCATCAGGAAGGATAGCGCCGTCTATCGCAATATGATAGAGCAGGGCGAGGATTCGCGTACTGGTTGGCGTGAATATAGGCAAGAAAATGGGATTTAGAATCAATAAATATCACTCGGAAATATAAAGCAATATGGCAAAAGTAGTTCCTATAAACAAGAAAGAGAGGAAACTTTGGAAAAAATGGGAAAGACAAGGTTTCTCAGAACGGCAACGGAGGAGTTTCTTGAACCAAGAGAGACGGTTTCAACGAAAGATGGAAGAACGCAAAGCTCGCCTGCCGGAGCTTTATAAACAGGGAAAGGCGAGTGCAGAAGAGCTTCTGCTATATTACGAGGAGACAGACCCAAAGACGCAAAGGGCGAACGACATATTTGTTGCGTGCATTCTTGCCATACCCGTCCTCCTCATTGTCCTGGTGGTCTTCTTCTTTGTCAGTCAGCCCATGATATTGATGTGTATCTGCTGGGCAATAGGCATGTTGCTGGCAATGGCCTTCGGACGATGAATCCCCCACACATATTGCAGAATCAATCAATCTAACCATATAAGTTAAGTCAGTATATATGAAGAAGTTTGGAGTTTATTACAAGACGAATGTAGAGAGTTTCATGATTGCAGAGTTTGATACGCTGGCCGAGGCCAAGGAGTATTGCACGAATGAGACCAAGGGCTGCATCCCGGTGTCTGAGGATGATACCCGCGTTGACAATCACAATATCAGCTTTTATTACGAGGTCTATGATGGTGACCCCCTGGTCAGGGACGAGGACGGGGATGTGACCGGACTAAAGGATCCCGTCTATGAGACGGACACATTCTATAGCGAAGACTGACTATGATAATTCGTTCATTAAATAACAACCAATCAAAAAACAAAATTATGAAGAAAATTTTACCTGTGCTGGCTATAATGCTGGCAGCGTGTTTTGCGTCTTGCAATAATTTTGAAAACAAGGCGAAGAAACGACTAAACGAGAGCATGAAACAGCTTGCTATGAGCGACGACTACAGTATTGATAGTATGAATGTTGTGTTCTCAAATGATTCTGTTTGTGTTGTAAATGTTTCTTCCAAAGGACTTGGCCTCGATGGTGAGCCAATAAACAAATGGGAGTATTATTTGACGAAAAACACGTTAAGCAATGGGGGGGTGTGTTGTGCGCGAATTAGCTTGGCCAATGGATGGTGTTATGGCAACACTAAAGAAGCCGTTCAATTCTCGCATTACTGGCGTCGATGACGAATTGGTGAAAGACACGTTAAATAAACGTGGTTTGAAGTTTGGAACAAAAGAAGCGGACGACTTTCTGTATTCAATGATAGCACAGGGAATGACAAAAGTGTTCGGAGTAGAAACCTCGAATGAAGGCTTTTAAAAACTAACGTCATGGAGAAAAAGAAGAATGACACGACGATGACAGTTGTCGCCGTCGTACTTGTAGGCATTGCGGTTGGATTCCTCTTGATCCGTCATTTGCGTGAAAGCAAACGGGAAAAAGAATTAGAACGGGTCGAGCAGGGTTACAGAGATGATATGCGGGAGCTTGATGAAATTAGAATGAGGTTCGAGTATGGCAATGACGAGGAGAAAGTCAGGGCCTATCAGGAGCTGAAAGAGAAAATGAGACAACACGGAATGTATGTCGAAGAATAGCGAACGCGCACGACCAATTTAAAGTAAGATACATTATAAATAACAACATAGTACTTATAAATTATGGATGAGATTATTGTGCTTTTCTCAGTGGCAATTTCTGTGTTCAACGTTATTTTGCTTATAAAGATATGGCAAATGACGAATGATGTACGGGAATTGAAAATGTTCCTCGTTGATGGCAAAAAGCCAAAGAAAGAGGAAGAAGAACAACCTGTAGAGGTTCCTGAATCTTTAGTTAAAGCGGTGGAACGTCAGATTCCCAAAGATCAGGCAGAGAGGAAAGATTTGTTTATGGGCACGACGGTGTAGTATTGTCACGCCCAGAGAGGTTTTGGCCCACCTTGCACGAAGCAGGGCGGGCTTTTTCATTCCATCAACTCAAGCCTCATCATCCCGAAGGAATCCCGAGACCATCCCGAAGGATGAAAAACGTGAAAGTTTCATTTTCCAAACTTTCTTTCATCTTTCAGAGCCGGCCATACCTTTTTATTGGCATCAATAAAATGGTTTCCCCTATGGTGTGTTAAAGTTTTGTTAAATCTAACCAGGGGTGAGTAATGTTTGGGGGATTGTTCGTAACTTTGTGGCGTCTAATAAATCTTAGCGGTATGATTGCCGCATCTTCTGCAAAGGAGGTGCGTTTATTGTACCAGCATCTTTCGAATATAAAGTAATTTATATAGAGATTACTGCGCCGTGTCGATGGATAGGAAACTTCCATCGGGGTTTGCTAAGAGCCTTAGACAACACGTAGCGCAGTTTTTTCGTGTCTAAAACTTAGCGATATGAATACAAACGTTATTCTATCAAAGGATAGTAATCCAAGCGACATTGAGCGTTACTTCCGTGGCGTGTTGGAATTAGACCAACAAGAAAAAGTGTTTTCCGTATTTCTTGATGATGTTTGGATGCTTGCATACTCACGCAAGGATGCAGCTGTCAGAGCATTAAAGGCAAACTTTATGGAGAATGTGGACTTTATAGTTATCCACCAAGATGTGGAAAACGCAAAGGATGGCAGGCCGATTGATAACTACTATCTTACTTCCGCTTGCTTGGAGTACTTTGTAGCTCGCAAAGTTCGCCCAGTGTTCGAGGTTTACCGCAGAGTGTTCCATCATGTAGCAAATTCTTTTCAGCAGCCTAACCTCCAGGAACAAGTGAATGCGAAGATAACGTTCGCCGACTGGAGCGCAAAGTTTCTCAACCTGAATGATGCAAGCAAGCTGGGTATGGCAAAGCGTATTGGCAAAATGGTGGGCCTTGAAGACACCTTGCCAATGGCCGTGAATGCGGGCACGGAGAAACCCGTGACGCACGCCTCCCGCGATCTTCTTCTTTCTCATGGTGTGGGAATATCCACACAGGCTTTCAACAAGGTTTTGGAGATAAAGGGAATTGTCAAACAGGCCACACGCCCTGGACGTGGCGGGAAAGTGCATAAATGGATGGTATTGCAGCCCGCATTTGACAAGCACGGACAAAACCAGCAGCATCCCAACTACCAGCAGCAGACGCAGATAAGATGGTATGATGCTACTTTTGCCGAGTTGCTTACCATTGTCGGCCTCAACAAACAAACGTCGCTCTCCATGCAATAGTGTGTGCGATAACACAAAAATGAAACGGAGGAAATCAATTTTTACATATCAATTATAATAAACAATGGAAAAAACCGTTATGAATGAGAGTGCAAAGAACAGAGTGTTGAACCCGAAGCTGGCCAAGGTGCTTGTCAGCCTCCACGCCGTCTATAAGGACTTCACGGAAGAGACCGATCGGGCGCAGGGCGAATACGGCGTCCACCTAAGCAGCCGGGTAGATGACTTTGTGGAGCACTACAATGCCATGTGCGACGACATAACCGACGCTATGGGCAAGATCATGGCCGTGGAGGTCAATAGCATAGAAGAGGACGACGAGAGCGGTCACCAGGAAGAGGAGGCCACTACTTCAAGCCTCGAATAGAATAGGGAAAGAGTTTTTGATTATTATATAAATCCATTTCCTGCTGGTTCGTGAGAATAGGCAGGTTTTCCCTTCAAGCCAAGAAGACATAGAACCTCGGATGACCCAGGGAGGGAGGCGCGCGGGCAATGTGCTCCCGCCTCCTCTTCCTTTCCTTTGGACAGGATAAACTTTTCCCTTCAAACCAAAAAGAGATACAGGTTCTGGTAAAACCCGTGGGGGCGTGCGGGTCAGGTGTGCGTCCCCATCCTTTTTCCTTTGAACCGGACAAACTCAGATGCTTTTAGTACTGGTTAGTTTTTAGTTAATTGTGTTATTCCATAACAAACCGTTCGCGAGAATAGTTAGTTCTTTTGTTTATGGTTAATTGAAAGTGTTCAGAGTTGGTTGCCCGCGAGGGTAGCCAACTTCTTTCAACGAGACTTCAACTGTTGCAGACCTACGACATACTCATAGTTAATACACATAGAAAGGTTTTGTTTTTTAGTTTCGAGTGAATGTTTTGCGGGGATGGCCGTCCGTGAGGATAGCAGCCCCTTTCATTAGTCTTACGAATGATAATATTTGTACATCCCCAGCGGGGGGAATGCCATTATTCAATATAGTGTGGCTTTATTCACATTTTTGTGTGTCTTTTTTCCCCTGTCGTCCGTGAGGATAGCAGGGTTTTTCTTTTCCTTCAAACCTACCCTACACTTAGAATCATCTGTAATGATGAGGTGTTTGGCCGTACCGAGCCCGCAAGGGCGTACTGGATGGGAGAGGGCATGTTCCTTTCCCATCCGCTTTTTCTGACCGCCAGGCATCCCAAAATCATTCCTCCATGATATGGCGATCGTGCCAATATGGCCTCAACAAGGGCCGTCGCCCTGCCCTTCCTGGCTCCCACCGATTCATGTAACTATTTGGACGGAAGACAGGATGGCGATAGGCGCAAAAAGTAACTATCCGTAAGTGGCACTTCGCCCAAAATCAGCAAGGCAAACCGTATTGCAACTGTTTCATAACTGTTGCAGAACCGTTTACAAGGCGTTTCAACACCTTTGTAAATAGTTGTGTTTTAGAAAGTTACAAGCCAATTACTGTTGCACAACTGTTTCAAACTGTTTGTAACTGTTTGCGAACCGTTTACGGGTGTGTTTTTGGGCAGGATTGCTTACAGACCAATAGCTAAGCAATATTGCCTATTTTGCGTTAATCTGTTAGTTTTCTCCCAGTTTCTTGGTGTGTAACCACCATGTAACTGCGGGAAAAGCCGATGACTGATATACAAACTTTAACACTTGTGTTATTATTGTACTTATAACTCGGAACAACACCCAATATGTGCCGTAGTCTTAACTTTTGTTATTGTACTTATAAACGAAGCGTAACACGTTGAGCATCAAATATTTACGGCGTTTTTATTTGGAAGTTTGGTATCAAAACGCTTATCTTTGCACCGACAATTCTTTTCATTAAGTCCTGCTTGGGGTTGCGGCGGAGGAGATCACCCGCTGCTTCCCAAGGCCCTGCCAAGTGGATTTGGTGCATCCTTCGTGGAGGGTAGCGGGTTCGACTCCCGCCAGAGCCGCCAGGACAAAGTGAGAGAATAACTTGGAAGTCGCGCTCCATGTCTCAAATAGGATTAAGTCCATCTTTATAGGTAACACTATATATGCCCCTATCCTGAGTTCGTTGTGCGCGACACGAGCAAAGGATGGGGGATTTTCGTCCCATGAATTTAGGATGTATTTTCCAGTAACTAAGTTATGCATTTTTCCTGCTGGTTCGTGAGAATAGGCGGGTTTTCCAAAAGAATAAAACATTAAACAAAATATAGAACGAAATGAAAAGAATGACAAGAAAAGAAGCTGCCGAGTATCTCGGCGTTTCAATCAGCACTATCTCCAACTACATGGCAGAAAGGTTGCTTGGTGGATACAAGGACCACAACAACATCATCTATGTGAATGCTGATGACGTGGAGAAGTATGCAAAGCAATACCGCATGATTCCTGCCAGCGAGAAAATGCTCCAGGAGAAGCTTGATGAGTTGGAACGGTTGCGCAATGAGGCAAAAGAAGAGATTGCCGAGTTGCGGAAAGGACTTCTTGGCCCTACTTTGTCTCGTTTCAATCATCCAGCCATGGGATGGGCCATAACGACCTTGATCGAGATTGTAGGAGACATCCATATTCCGCGTAGAGAAGAAAGTGTGTTGCATGGAGTGCTCATAGGTGAAGATTTGACCGAGCTTGCCGAAGAAAAAGGCGTGACGATAGAACGCATACGGCAGATAACGATCAGCGCCTGCCGACACCTCTGCGACAAAGATCAAGAGTTAAGGAAAGACTTAAAGAGCAATGCCAGGCTATTGAGGGAGAATGAGGCCCTTTGCCATGATATAATCGTTCTCCAAGAATTTATCAAAAACATACCCGGCGTAAAATTTGAACGGGAGCTCCTTACGCCTCCTGCCTTGTTCTACAAGAAAATATCTAATTGTGGATTCAGCGTCCGAGTAACAAATAGTCTGACCTTCGGAGGTATTGAGACCGTAGGCGACATGATAACGAAATTCAACAGCTTTCAGCACATGTTGGACATGAGTGGGCTTGGCCGGGTAAGCCTCCGTGAGATTGAAGCCTTCATGAAGGAGAACCATCTGGTGTTCCGAAGAAAAAACGAAGGCTACAAGGAGTACTTTGCCCGATTGACCAAATACGGAAAGTATAAGAAATGCTGATAGAGACTATTTGAAATGGTTCAACTGAACAGACGACAATAACATGATAGAGCTTAACAAAATATACAACGAAGATTGCCTGAATGGAATGAAAAAGATTCCAGATTCGAGTGTTTCGTTAGTAGTGACAGGCCCTCCGTATTTGTTAGACAATATCGGGGGTGGTATTTATTCGCAAGACGACAAGCGTTATGCAAAAGAGCTCGAAGATATAAAAAGTGGATTCGACCTAAAGGTTTTAGATGAATGTTGCAGGGTTTTAAAGAAGATAAATATATACTTGTGGTGCAGTCAAAAACAAATACCGATTTACTTAGATTACTTTGTACGAGGTAAAGGCTGTTACTGGAATTTGCTTACATGGCACAAGACAAATCCCGTTCCTGCGTGTGGAAACAAATACGTTAGCGACACCGAGTATTGTTTGTTCTTTAGAGAAAAAGGCGTACCGATATACGGGAACGTTCATACTAAAGGGACATTCTTCGTTACGCCCCTAAATACTACCGACAAGAAAACTTGGGGGCACCCAACAATAAAGCCTTTGCGGTTCTTTGAAAACCATATCATCAATTCAAGTCAAGAAGGCGACATAGTTCTCGACCCATTTATGGGTAGCGGAACCACCGCCATAGCGGCCATCCGCGAGAAACGCAACTTTATCGGCTTTGAACTCAACAACGAGTATTACGACAAGGCTTGCAAGCGCATCCGCTTGGAAATGGCGCAACAGACATTGTTTTGATTAACAAACAGTAGTAACTAATATGAAACGCAAGGCAGAAGGTGTTAAGGCGGATCCAGCCCAACTTGTTCATTTGATACGAAAGGCGGGCCATTATAAACAACGAAACAACATAAGACAATGAAAGTAAGATTAGCAAAGAAACTTGCGCTCAGGCCGATGTGCAAACTGTCAACACGATGGATCATGCGGTACTTCAACAATGACGCGAGGTTTAACAAAGCGTTTAGGATGATTAAGCGAAAGCGCAAATGACCAATATAAGCGTATCTGTGCATCCAATAAGTCACCATGTGGAATGGAGTGGATGGGTGGCAGTCTCTCCTGCCCTTCGTGCCACGGACTACAAGTGTCCTCATTGTGTGTTGATAGAGTATGAGTAGCGACAAAACATACCACCACGCCAAGAAGGTTATGTGTGTGGTGGGGGGGTATATACGAGTGTGTCCGCAAAGTTCAATCGTGGAAGCCTTGTGGGACTGAGCCGATGCCTAAAATCTACTACGAATGATGCGGGGATAATGATTGAGTATGAGTAAAGACGATAGTATCATATATAAGCGTGGAACTATCCGCAAGGATGGAAAGCTGTATGGCCGCTATCCCGACGGTTCGCTCTATCGCATCTACTCTACCAGCGACCGGCCCTTCCTTCAGCTGGTGGACATTGGAGGGGAGACATTTCTTCGCATACGCCAAGCCACCGAACAAGGATACACCGACTGTCCCTGTCCTGGAGCCGCCGACCTCAGCTATCCGTCCTCGGCTTTGAGGCGCAGTCGCACAGTCGGCGGGGGTAAGATCACGAACACTCTGACCGCTGCAAGTGGCGGAATCTGCGTGTTTGTTGAATTATAAAATTTTGATAGAGATGGATTTTACGGACTATGATCCCCGCAAGGGTCTCCGATGTGAATCATATTTTGGTAAAGATTTACGATAAACAAAGAAATACAACGATATGACAGAAGAATATTTGAAAAGGAAATATGAAGAGCTTGAATCAATGAAAGACGAGCAAAATACGGACTGTGCGGTGATACTGCTTTTGTGTGTACTTTTGCTATTGCAAATGATCTTTCTATTGATTTTCGCCTTTGCTTGAATATGAAAAAGTATGACATATATCAAAAGCATCGTGGTGACAACAAGGGTGAACGTGACGGACGGACCTTGCCCTCACGATAAAGACAAACTAATTCAAAATGGTATTTATCAAGAAAATGATTAACAATGGATGCACCCAAATCTATGGGAGTAGCATCGATCTGACGGGAAAGAATGTCAGCATAACATCCGACGGCTTCTTTGTGGACGGGAAGCCGATTGTAGAGTTTGATGAGAGCGAGACACCCGTCCTGAAAATTGAGATAACGGGAAACGTTGAAAGCCTGACAACAGAAGAAGGAGAGATTACCGTGAATGGGCATGTCGGGACGGTTGTTTCAAAGGACGGAGACATCAAATGTCGGACGGTTGGGGGCAATGTGGAGAACAAGGACGGAGACATCTATTGCGGAAAAGTCATGGGAAACTGTTACACAAAGAACGGCGACATTTACTGCAACAAATAGGTGTGAATAATGTGCGAGCAATAAACTGCCCCCCCAGATAAGTGCAACCATCACGGCCCATTACCGCAAGGAAGGCTTCGGGAACATCCTTCACGGGACGAGCTCGATGACCAAGGCGCCAGCAATATTGGTAGAATACGAATGAACAGATTGTAACAAAAACAAATATTGTATGAAATACGGACTTCCCTACAAAGGGAGCAAAAACAAACTGGCGGAGCGCATTGTGCGCCTCATGCCAAAGCGCACACACCTCGTGGATTTGTTTTGCGAGGAAACAAGAGAGTGCAGCTTAGTTTGTTCTAAACAAAATTGCACAAATGCTCAAAAGTGTGCAATTTCTAATTATGCGGACTGATTGAAATTACCAAACATATTCTTTCGTTTTATGTCTATTTAAGTGGCGGGGGATGCGTGAGCACCTCTCGCCATGCTTTTAGTATGCTCATACTAAAGAACATGTTAGCCAAAACGCCGTTTCCTTAACACGTTTCATGCGACATGTTAAGGAAATGACATTTTGTTAACATGATAATTCAAACAGATTACACCTTGCTATGACTGTGATTAGTGTTTACCTCCTAATCGGTCCTGCTTAGGGCCAAGTCGGCATTGAGCGCATTGATAACCTTCCTGTTGGCCTCATCTATCTTTCGGTTGTCGAAATTGATGTATAGGTCAGTTGTCGTCGAATCCCATTCGCTATGGCCGAGGGCCTTTCCTATCACCTCCTTCGGAATGTCAAGGCTGGCCGCTATCGTGGCCCATGAACGCCTGGCCGTGTACCACACAATATCATCGTGCAATGGCTTCAACTGCTTCTTGATAAGTGCGCCCCTGCGATTCTTCACTAACTCCACCTTTCCTATCCTCTTGATGTAGTCTCCAAGCCGTCGTTTGAAACTCGACAACTTTGTGCCATCATCCAGGAAGCGGACAAGATGCTTCGTGCCATGGTACTTGTTAATAATCTCCAGGGCCTCTGGCTCTACCTTGATGTCATACAGACGGCCCGTCTTCTTGCGTCGATATACAATGCGTCCGTGCTTGATAGCATTCGCTGGCAGCTCAAGAAGGTCAGAAAGATTGATGCCGATAAGATAGAATCCGAGCAGGAACATGTCACGGTACTTCTCCATGAAATCCTCTACCTCAATGTCTCTGTATTCGCGCATCTCCTCTATGGATAGGTACAGAAACTTTTGTCGTTCCGTCTTGATGGTGAACTTGCGGAACGGGTAATTCTTCGTTTCCTCGTTGTCTATGGCCCAGTTGAATACGGCCCGCATGTTGCGGAAGTCAATGGCAATTCCATTCATCTTGCGGCCACGCATGATTTCGTGTGCCAAGAAACCGTCAAGCCACCTACGGTCAATATCATCGATCAATGCCTTTTCGTCGTACATGACCAGCCGCTTTCTCGTAGTCTCATAGATACCACGGGTGCTTTCGTTGGTCTTTGTCTCCATAAACTCCTCGAAGTAGTGGACGAGTGATTGTCCCGACTGAGGCTCCTCGCCGTTAATGATAGCTTTGATATTGCGCCTCATCAACTCGAAGGGTTCATCCAGGTGTTTCTCCATATATGCGTCTATGGAGGAATAGAGACTTGCAAGGCGTGCCGTCTTTGCCGTACTGTTTGGCGTACTGTTTGGAAACACGAGGCCCGAGAACTTTTCGCTACTCCTCATGCCAGTACTTACTTGGAATCTTTTCTTCTTGTAAGAAATAATGAAGTACACACAATTCGTCTTTCCATCGACGTATGGCTTAATGCTCGTTATCATAATTTATACAGGTGTTTTTTCACTGATAATCAAACCTGCCGTTTTTTACTCACAGATTTACCCACAAAATCGCCAGATTTAGCCACGTTTATGACGGGTTATTTGCCAAATTTTCCGTATGAATATAGCTGTTTTCTGATTTCTTTTTTACAGAGAAATTTTGTAAGGTGTTGATTTTCAGTGTATTCCTGCTAAAGAGCGGAATACGGGAGTCGAACCCGCCTCCTCGGCTTGGGAAGTTTTTACGTCTCCCGAAAATACGCTTATTACCAGGGGTTTACGTTATCAATAGAATACCTACTCACAGTTTGCTCACACCTCGTGCGAACGACTTTGGAAAGCGTACATGGAGTAAGACCTCCATGCTACGCTCGCCAAAAGTTAGTCTAAGTATCTTCATAGAGCACGTATTGACAATCTTCCAAGAACCTTGTAAATTTTCTTGATTGAAGATTTCAAAACCTCTTGATCCTCGTAATCCTCATTGTGAGAATGAAGCGTAAGATGCTCCGGGTCTTTTCCAACACGAATCACCTTGATAGTACGAAGGTCATTGGTTGTCTCTATGGCATATATTTCATTCATTGGCATGAATACTTTCCAGTCGGACACCTCCTTGAGCGCAATGATGTCTCCATTGTTGATGGTAGGGCTCATGGCATCTCCACTTGTGCGAACCCACATGTCTGCCGCCTCATATCCAGGAATGGATATATATCGGACCTGGGCAGAATGTTTCTCACCAAGCAAATCGCCAAACCCAATGGCGAAGTCAACATCATAGTATGGCACGCCAGTACAAGCTCCGATTTGATCACTTGCCTCTTCCTTGACGTACTTTTCGCCAGATCCATTCAGCAACCAAGCCTTGCTCACACCAATGGCGCTGCTTATCTTATCAATGTCCTTGCGAGTAATTGACTGTTCACCGCGCATCTTTCTTGAAAAGTTTGAGGGGTCAATCCCGACAATCTTTCCAAACGAGTTTGCTGCCACGCCACTTTCGCGCACCAGCTCCTTAATTCTTTCTCTTACCTCTTCCATGTTAATATCTTTAAATTACTTAACGCCATCCGAAGCGTAATGTTAATTACCGTTAAGCCGTCTGACTTTTACCATGTAAAATTTGGCACGAAGTCTGACTTTTCGTAAATTTGCACCGTGCTTTTGAGAAGTACAAAGATACAAAAGGTTGGCTTTCGGTTTTTACACCTACTCCAAACATTTAGACACTGCAAAGATAGGTGTTCTTGCCAAACCTACCAAGTATTTTGGCTTTAATTTAACAATATTTAGAAATATAATAGTAAAATGGTGGCAAACAAGATTCATATAGAAGACATAACGCAGATTGGCAGGTTCGGCACTCTGACCGTAACATTGCCAAATTGGGCTGCTGTTGCGTCAACAAAGAACCTTGTATCCTATGTCAAGAAGGCGTATCCAAGGGAAGACGGACTGACGTACTTCTGTCGAATAGATGGCAACACGATTGTTGTAGGAACGGTTAGGCCGGACACTATCACAAGAAAGATGACGCTTGAGGAGATTAAGAAGGTTGCAGTATGAAGAAAAATGTTCGTGTCGAGGCCGTTGAAAAAATATGGCTTTCGCAGAAAGAGGTGGCAAAATATATTGGGATGAGCCAATCGTATGTTGCCGAGTTGCGAAGAAAGGGACTTCTTCGACATTCAATGATAGGCAATGCGTCTTTCTTCAAGAAAGATGATGTTGACAAGTTGTTAGAGCGACACAGGGTGTATTGATACATACGGGCGGAAAAGGTTGGTCAATAGTGGTTCGATTCCACGTCCGCCACAAATTAAAAGTAAATAGTTCTTTGACTTGTTGGATTAAGTAAAGGCATAAAGGAAGTAGAGGATAGCATTATGTATGCCGTGACCCTCGAAAAGGACGTGCCTTTGCGAAAAAGAAATATTTAGTGAATAACCATAGCGTCGTGGCCTAATCAATTCAGCGTACTCAGACTACAATGGAAGGTGCAGAATACTACTGCCAGAAGAATCGTCATTGCAAGTGAGTGCGTGATTGTTGATGAGACCATAGACGATCTGGGGTTAATGGTTTGCACGTTCGACTGTACAATGCAGTCGTTCGCGATTGGGTTCGATTCCCATGCCCCATCTGCTTTATTTATTATCAATGATATGGATTTACTTCTTGCAAAGCGTTGCATGAGAACCTTATTGTATAAGATTTGGTTTATGGTACATATTTATTTCGCCTTGTCCGTGAGGATAGGGCGTTTTTAGAGTGATAACATTAAGAGCAACAATATATATAAGGACAAATTATGGACTTATAGCTATTTCAAGACTGCCCCTGGTCAGAAAGCGAGGAATCGCTTGTCGCGCAGGGGGATTCCAACAGAATGGATATTTTTGGACATAACATTATAATATTGCACAAAAACGATTTAATTTCTTATGACCACAGCGGTGGCAATTGCTTTATGTAAAGAGTAGTCGTTCGCGAGAATAGCTGCTTGTTTTATTCCCAATGGCGGTTGCCCGCGAAGGTGGCCGCTACTTTAATATAAAGATATGAAAATAACATATTCAATCAAGGTAGATAAGAAAAACGTGAGCATGTTGCGAAAACTTGAATGCGTCAAGGGAGTTGTAATAAATGCGCACACAAAGAAAATGGAGTGTTATATCGAAGAGACGAAGACACGAGGACGGACAACTGCAAGGCAGGGCGAATATATAGTGAGGTTTGCTTCTGGCGAATGGCAGGTGTTCGGAGAGCTATCTATGGAACGTGCTTTGTCAATAGATTAACTATTCGCAAAGGGGTTGCGACGTGGGCAGCTGATAAGCCACGAATAAACTTAGGACCGAGTGCGGTTTGAATCCGCACAACCCCACAAGTTCTTTTGAATCATATTTAATAATTTAACAGTAAATAAAATGGAGAATGACAATCCGGGGTATGAGGTCATGCAGATTCAGCAAGACCAAAGTATCATTCAGTTTGACGCAGTAGAGCGTGCAAACGTCGATTCGCAGGTAGCTACGGCAAAGCAATATCCAAGAGACATTGCAAGATGTGTAAATAACTCAATAGCCATGGCTACTATTGACTATGAGACCGCACAAAGTTGTGGGTATGCACTTCAACGTGGAGGAAAGCCTATTACTGGCCCGAGTGTTCATCTTGCCAAACTCATTGTCTCAAATTGGGGCAATATGAGGGCCGAAGCAAAGGTGGTCCAAGTTACAAACAAGCAGGTTATCAGCCGTGGTACTTGTTGGGATTTGGAAAACAATGTTGCTACTGCATTTGAGGTGCGACGCTCTATCATCGGTAAGAACGGCAATCGTTTCTCTGAAGACATGATTACTGTTACCGGTAACGCCGCTAACTCAATCGCCTATCGCAATGCGGTATTCTCTGTTATTCCAAATGCAATTACGAACAAGGTATATCAAGCTGCCCAACATCTCATTACAGGCGACTTGTCCGATGAGGAAAAACTTGTCGCAAGACGCAAGAGGTGTATCGACTTCTTCAAGGACGAGTATGGCATAACCGAGAACGAGGTTGTAATGCTCTGTGGCAAACAGACCGTCAATCAGATCAAGGCAGACCAAATCGCCCTTCTTCTCGGCATCACTCAGTCCCTCAAAGATGGCGACACGACCGTTGAGGAGGTAATGAAGCCATATCGTGCCGAAGAGAACAAAAAGACTATTGCGAGCAAAGTTGCCGAAGCCGCAAAGGCTGATGCTGCCAAGAAGGAGGAGGCTAAGTAAATGAAAGAAGAGATTTGGAAAGACGTTGTTGGATATGAGGATAGATACCAAGTTTCGAACATCGGAAGAGTTCGTTCTAAAGATTTGTTGCTGCATAAATCAGACGGGAAGACCGAATTAAGAAAAGGACGCATTGTTAAATTCGAACTTAGCAAAAGCGGCTATTGGCAATATCTTTTCAGTAACGGAACTATAGAAAAGCGGAAGCTTATGCGTATTCATCGTGTTGTTGCAATGGCGTTTATTCCAAATCCGGAAAACAAACCATGTATTGACCACATCAACACAATAAGAACGGATAATCGAACTGAAAACCTTAGATGGTGTACCCAAGCAGAAAACTGTAGAAACCCTATCACTATGACAAGGTGCAGAAAGAAAGGTGAGTACACGCATTCTGCTGAAACTCGCAGGAAGATAGGGTTCGCATCTCTCGGAAGACGCGCCTCTGACGAAACAAGAGAAAAACTTGTACTTCGCGGGTGGGCTGTTGTCATGTTTGACTTGGATGGTAAATTCATAAAAGAATTTAGGACATCATCTAAGGCAGCAAAAGAATTAGGTATATGTCATTCACATATTACAGCATCTTGTTCTGGTACAAGAAAGTCCACAGGCGGATACCAGTGGATGTGGAAGAAAGATTGGAATGGTAATGATATACTTCCTAAACCCACCAACAAGAAACCTGTATATGTGATGACAGAAAAAAGAAAGGCTGCAACTAAAAGAGGACTAAAAAGTTCAATAGAAAAAACATCCGTTCCTATAAACGTTTATAGGATTGATGGGGCTTTCGTTTGCGAGTGCAGTTCTCTTTCTGATGCTGCAAGAAAATTCAATACTAATTCTGGTTCTGTATGCCGTGTTTGCAGTGGTAAATACAAACACAGTAAAGGATATATTTTTAAATACAAAAGTAATGATAAACGAAGACAATGACCAACGAGAACTTTCTTGGAGAAGAATTCGAATTGGGAAAATAACTGGATCTAAAGTTGCCGACATTATGAAGTCCGGCCGCAAGAAAGATGAAGTTTTCTCCGAGACTGCAAAAGCGTATCTTTATCAAATTGCTGGCGAACGTCTTTTCAATCCCGCATTCTTGAATGATGATGATATTTTCCAAGACTATATCAATCAAGTCTCAGTAAATACCAAAGCAATGCAGTGGGGTGTTGACATGGAGGAACAAGCAAAGGCATGTTTCGTTCAACTCAACGAAGGAATGGAGATCGCGGAGGTTTCTTCTTGCAGCCACGACACCATCCCTCATTTTGCGGCCTCGCCTGATGGTGCAATCTATGGCCGCGATGGTGGCGACATTAAGATCATTGAGGTGAAGTGCCCCAACATCAATACTTACATGAAGTACCGCACACTTATCCATGACGCAGCGTCGCTCAAGGAGACAGAGCCCAAGTACTATTGGCAAATGATGGCGGAGATGAGCTGCACGGGTGCAACCAGTGGCTACTTCATCGTCTATTGCCCTTGGCTGTCAAAGCCTATTCATTGGGCCGAGATCCTCCGTAACGATGAGGATGTGAAGACGATGGAGGAGCGCGTGGTAATGGCAAACGATTACATTGACAACATAATCAACGGCAACGGAAAATGAAAGTAGAGGGTAGAATTTTGTACATCATGGACGTAAAGTCGGGTGTGTCAAAAAACGGTAAAAATTGGAAGACTGTTGATTTCGTCGTGGAGATCCCGGGCCAATATCCGAAAAAAGTCTGCTTCAACCTGTTCGGCGAGGAAAGAGTTGCCACTTTTTGTAGCACCTGCAATGTTCATGACGAGGTGGTCGTGGATTTTGAAATCGACGCTCAGGAGTATCTTGGGAAGTGGTACAACAAGGTTAGTGCGTGGAAAGTTGAGAAGATAGGTGGCGTGAATCGTCCGTCTTCGTCCCAGAACACGCAGGGCCGAAGAAATGGCGACGACTACCCGTTCTAACGTTATACCATTACTTATATGAAGGAATAGAGGGAATGCGGTTCGTGGTTCACAACAATCCATTTTCTTTTTATTCCTTCATATACACTCACACAAACACGATATATGATGATCCATGACGCTCTATTTGAAAAGGTTGGCGATCCTATAACTATGGGCATCTTGTTCTATTTGGTACATACCTCTGACGTAAATGGCATAATAACTAAGAGTTATTCTGAAATTGCGAAGGAGATTGGATATACCAAGAACAAGGTGTATCGCTGCATCCAAAAACTTGAATCACTCAATGCAGTAGAGATAACCGATCGACACCAAGGAACGAAGGGAATCATAACCGTGTGCAACATTTCGTCCTACAAGCGAAAGACAACCTTGGCCAAGCATCCGTCTGCTGTGGAGAAGAAAGAAACTTCGAATAATGCCGATGATGTGTTCTTTGAGGATGAGAAAATGAACGAGGCCATTAAGAAGTGGCTCAGATACAAGAGTGAAAAGAAACAGACGTACAAGCCAGTTGGCCTTGAAGCTCTAAAGAAGAAGCTGATCAAGTTGTCAAGTGGCGACGGCGATATAGCCATGAAGGTTGTTGAGCAGTCTATGTCTAATAATTGGGCTGGTCTGTTTCCTCTGCGAGAGGAACGAAAGGATAGCAACCAAGACATTGGAATTGTTCTCCACAACTCGCAAAAAAAAGACTACAACAAAGGAAAATGGTGATGGGTTTGAATTTTGAAGAAATCGTAAAAAGAAATCAAGAAGGCTTGGGTGTCGGTATGCCCAACATGGTTCGCATAAGAATACCTAACGCCAGGGACTTACTAAAGAGTGGCCTTGATTATTACGTCGATAAATTCTCACGGGGCGGAGCGCGGGAGGCCAAATGGCTTGACCGCAATTACGACCCTATTGTAGAATGGATGGAAGACAACAGGTGTGCAGGACTTTTGATGATTGGAAGTTGTGGCCTTGGTAAGTCACTAATCGGGAAATATATTCTTCCTCTTGTCATAAGAGAAAAGTGCCAAAAAATCCTGAACGTATATAACGCCCAGGACTTGAATAAGATTCCAGACGAAATACTTAGCCGACACCTTGTCTATATCGACGATTTGGGGACGGAGTGCGTGTCTAACATCTATGGCAACAAAAGGATTCCGTTCATTGAATTGTGTGATGCCGTTGAGCAAAAAGGGAAGTTGCTTATCTGTTCGACAAATCTCACGATTGACGAGTTATCGGCAAAATACGGAGAGAGAACCATTGATAGACTTAGGGCCACCACAAAGGTTGTCCCATTTGTCGGAGAATCATTAAGAGGGAAACATGGCTGACGTACACAAGCAGGCAGAAGACTGGGTTAGGGATCACCCAGACGCAACATTGAAAGAAGCATTCATTGCCGGGTATTGGCAGGAATGCGACAATTGGTGTTCACAAAATCGGTAGGAAACAAAACAGTATAATAATATGAGAAATATAATCGACTTCACTTACGATGTAAGTAGCAAAGAAGCGTTCAGGCAAGTAGCAAAATACTCGTTCGTGATTTTGCGAAACACATGGCGTTCTATTGATGCCATGGCGCATAAGTACCCGTGGGTTCTTGTTGGTGTGACTATTGCCGTATCGTTATTGATTTGTACGGCTATTGTCGGAAACGAGCGTGCAGAAAGAAATGGACTTGACCATGAAATTGTCGAACTTAAAATGAAGGGAGAATGAGCAAGGAATATATCACCAGTACTTACGGAATACGGATCTATATCTGCTGTGCTTCTTGTCACAAAAATGTGCATGGGAAAGGTTGTAAATTTAAAGTCGAAGGCGTCAAAGGTTGCTCAAACTGGGAGCCTCGGTATATCAATAAGAAGCAAACGATACTCAATGCTGGCAAAGGTGGCGGAAATGTGAAAACCATCGAGTATTTCAGATGGAAGATGTTCATTTGCCCGCTTCCTCCCATGCTCCTTGGTGAGACCCTGACGTCATACAACGAAAGACTTCACAAATTATACGAGAAAGAAACGGGGAAACCGGTATATTATAACATGTAGTGAAAATGGAGTTTGAGGATTTAGTCAAAATTATAAACGACCAAATATTCGTCGTTGCTGAGAAAATAGAGGATGAGGATGGGAATACAAACATTGACTTGCTTCTGGAAGGAATAGCGTTTTCGTCCACTTCGATACTGAAAAGTGCTTCGTTTGGTGACAATAAGGCGTTTTCTAATAGTGTCGATCATTTCTGTGATGTTATCAAAAGCATGGCAGAAAAGTTCATTGAAGAGGACAAGAAAAGAAACTGATTCAACATGCAGACGGACATATCCATTGGCAACGCTCTCAAGTTGGATTCAAACTCCATCTAAATTCCTACCAAAAGTACACATGGAGAGCATGCCAAGTAAAAGAGAGAACTAAGTACTTTGGCAGGATAGCTCCTCTTCTGACCGCTTGACAGAGGAGCAAGAAAACGAAATAGCGGAGAACATATACGATTGGTGGATTTCCGGTGTGTCATACAAGAAATGGTACGCACAGAAATTCCTACAACTTAAATTTAACTTTGATGAAGATGGAGAAACGAACTAAACGAGACAAGGGCCTTGATGTGATATATTTGATCACTACGGTACAAATCGCCCTTATCGTGTTGTATTGCACGGGACTGATAGAATGGCCCGTATGGGTGGTATTACTGCCTATGTTTGTGGTTGCAGTATGTGGGATGATATTCCTGCTTATCGCATGCGTAGCAGCGGCTATAATGCTAACAATGGTCTTTATTAAACGGAGAAAGGGAAATGATAGTAAAAGCAATACAAAAGGTTAGCATAGCCGATTCGCACGGGAAAAGAACCACGCTATATGTACCCGGACATGTGACGAAACAAAACCTTGCCGACGCAATGCATGTGGCAGAGTTTCAGTCTATCAAGTTTTGCGGTATGTTTACGCAATTCGTTTATCACGCATACATAGAGTGCATAGACTGGTTTAGGTTCAAAAAACCGAAGTCGTTCTCTCCTATCGTAAAAGATTACTTGTCACGCATTGAACGAAGCCTGAAACGGCACACGGACTACCAAACATCTTTGGTTGACAAAGACTTCATGGGTCCTTATTTTGGAAGGCTTATAAGTAACAGCATAGGCAACTTCCGTAATCTAAGGTCTGCCATGTACGACGTGACGAAGAAATACATGGATGCGGAAAAGGCTCTCGATGCGTCTTTTGTCGGACTTGTATATGTTCTCGCATGCTCCGAATGTGCGGTCATGGACAGGATAATAGACATAACCAAGGAATGTCGTGGCGTCAATCTCAAAGATTCGCTCAGAACATACCGCATTGACGACATTATTCAGCTTGCCGAAAGATTGCTAAAAGAGAACTGGGGCTTTGATGTCAATCAACACGAAGAAGAGGTGAAAAGCGCGACTGAATACTTGGTGAACGATCTGTGCGAAACGACACTGAACGAAGAAGCCGAGGAAAGCGCAGTTGCCGAGGCGTTTGAGGATATGGACGAAAACAAGAAGAAGTTGCTCTCAAGCATGGGGGTATTTGTGGAATCTAAGAACGGAAATGATGGGAAGGAGTAAAACAAAAAGATTCAAGATTGAGCTGATCGACGGAAGTATCATGAGGCTCCGGGCAGCCAATTATCCTGACGCAATAGAAAAGGCTGAGACCATGAGCGGAAAGCCTATCGTCTCTATTGAAACATACTAAATGATAAAACAATATGAAAGCAGTATTGACAATGAGTAACGGCCAAAGGGTCATTGCAGATTTGCTTACCCCCCCCATTCGCAAAAAGTATGAGACACAAACAGAATTGGAGTGTCGCATAATGGATAGTATGAACAAGTCCCAACCCAATATGGTTAACAAGGTCGTAAAGGTTCATCTGCTACGCAATTAAATAACAATTAAATATACAAAGACAATGACAGAAGATAAAATCGGAAGGGTATTGGATTTGACCAATCATCGTTGGGAGCTCCAAGTAGTTAAAGACATTATTACTTGTGATCAGAAATACGAGTTGCGAATTGTTAGTCCATCAAACAAGACTGGGGTTCATTTACCGAGGATTTTGCGAGAGGAGCTTGAAAGATACATAGAAAGGCGTATAGAAACCGTCAACAAAGAACTGAAAGAGTTGTAGTAGCTCCGTTCTCAGTTGCGTAAAACATAAGCGTTAAAGATATGGATACATTAAACATTGACAAAGAGAAGGTGATTGAAGCCTACAAGCAGGGAAGCGAAAAGGAGAAGAAAGTTCTTGAACTATTGTTCGGCATGGAAACATTTAGGCCGAAGAACGTTATGGAAAGGGTTAAGACGTTCGATGATGCGTGCCGTGAGTTGGGCAAAGACCATCCATTTGTCCTCGCATATCAGAACACTAATCTGCGTGACCCCGAGGTTGCATATGATAACAAAGATGTTCTTACATACTTGAAGCTCCGAATCATCACCGCCGCGCTGAATGAGGGATGGACACCGAAGCTCATAGAAGGCGAGAAACGATACTCTCCATGTTTTTTCCTTTATACCGATAAAGAGATTAGGAACATGTCGAAAGAAGAAAAGTCCCGTGTGGTCTCTCGGTCGAGCTGCTACGCGGGTGCGTATGGCGGTGTGTCGTTTGCGTATGCGGATTACGATTCCGCGTACGTCGTTGCGTTCATCGGGTCTCGGCTTGCCTTCAAAACAGAAGAACTTGCAGAATATGCAGGAAAGCAGTTTACCAAACTGTATGCGGAATATTTGCTGAAAGCATGACGGAATACGAGATTGCATGAGGTGCACTTTGTTTGCACAATGGAAAAGAAGTGAAATGAATCAATAAAAATAGTTATGACTGAGAATAAAAGTGAATACAATATGACCAAGACCACCATGTCTCATAAGGACGGTGTGTACCTTCGTTATGAAGATGGCCACGAAGAGTGGTTTAACGGAAAGAACAAGAAAGAAAACGTTGCCGGTGTCGCAGTACACCTTGGAGAGCGTCATACCTGCATCGCAATGTCCGATGTGAAAAATGATGATGGAAATATGAAGTTATGTCTGTTAAAAAGCATCAATAATGATAAAGAGGCATATAATAATACCTTTATTATGAACTATTTCAATGCTTACAGCGACCTCAACGGGAAGAAGCATACGAATAGTCTAATACGCCGTGGCTGTAAAATTCCTCTTGCCGAGAAACAGTACATTCCTTCCATAGGAGAATGGATGCTTATATTGATGTCCTTAAAGAAGGTGCAAGAAGCTCTTGACTATGCACATGGAGAAATGTTAAAAGATGATTGGTACTGGTCAAGTACCGAATACGCATCATTCGCTGCATGGAACATATTCGTTGGGAATGGTAGCATCTACGAAGGTGTGTGCAATTCTAAAGAGTGCAGAGTTCGTCCCTGTCTGAAATAACGGGTATATAATGTAATTATGTATTTATGCTAAAAAGAATTATATCAAAACAAAAAGAAAATGAAAAAATATATTATTAAAAACTCGGACGGAAGCGAGCAACATGTGATGAAAGCCGTCCACGCTTCAAGCAAAGAAGCTGGGGAAACGTTGTGGGACTATCTTTTAGACCATAACGACGGTGGCGCTTTGTGCAGATATGACGAAGGTTGGGTATCACCGTTTGACTTCATCATTGAAGAAGAGGAATGCAAGGACGTGAGCGAAGTAATCACGGACTTCGAGAGCGCAAGAGAATACCTTGGCTTGAAGCCGAACGAGGACGTTACAGTAGTGAAGAAACGTTTTTCTGAAAACACAACAAATCTTGCAGACGTGGCGCAATTTGTGGACGACCTCAACCCTGCGCACATTGAAGCGTTGATCGCCTTGAATCGGCTATTTACTATAGCCGAGGCTTGGAACAAGGAAGACGGGTTTGTACCCGATTTCTCGGATTGTAATCAAGACAAATGGTTTCCGTGGTTCAAGTATGACGAGGATGCTGCGGGGTTCGTGTACTCGGCTACGAATAACGCGACTACGCATGCGTATGCGGCTTCCGGTTCTCGGCTTTGCTTCAAATCGTCTGTGCGAGCTGCGCAATTCGGCAAGCAATTCGCCGACCTTTACAACAAGGTTTTCTTGTAAAACACATACTAAACAGAAAAAAGTATGGATTTAGAATATATGAAACAACTTCGCAATATGTATGCGGAGCAGCAGATTGTCTCAGAAGAGTTTTTGAATGAAATGAAAAAGGATGTATGTGACAATGAGGCAAAGATAACACCCCAAGAAGAACATCGCCAAAGCGAAACATTCGAAAGCCTTATTGGAATGACACGCCAGCAACGCAGAGCATACGAAAGAAGACTTGCGAAAGAGAATAGGAGAAAGTATTAACTAACAGAAGCAACAATGAATAGAAGGCAAAGGAAAAAATATAGATGCGTTGCACATCTATGCGCACATAACAAGTCCTATAAGGAGCAAGTTCCATATTGTGGCTACCATATTACTCGCACATATTTTATATGCGCACGACAACCACAATACACACTTCATTTCGTAGATGAACTTGGAAAATGTAGTTTTGAAATCTGCGAAAAATGCAAGTCTTTCACACTCTCGCGCGACACAATGAGACTTGGGCGAGAATGGAGATTCTCTCGTTTAAAATACAAAAATAAGAGATATGATTAAACCAGAAAACCTTAGAATAGGCGACCTTGTAAGGGTAAGTGTCAAGTGTGCATTTGATAAAGGCACAATATGTACTGTAGTTGCAGTCAGTAATGTGTTTTACTGTAAGAAACAAAGGGGAATAGTTGAATTGAGACCTATCAATAGTTATGAAATGCCACAAGGAGTAGGGAGCTGTGATATTGAAGGTATTCCACTTACACCAGCAATCCTCGAAAAAAATGGGTTTTATTCCAAAGAGCCACGAAAATGCTACATCAAGTATATTGGTGGTTCGTCAAGATTCCTTTGCCGATATTTCTATATCGAACGCACATATTTCGGATGGGTAGTATTCCTCAAGACTGAATGGCTTTCAGATTCAGTTCCTGTGTGCCAAATTCGGTATGTACATGAGCTTCAACACATCCTTTGGGCAATGGGTATTGATGCAGGGTTTGAAATATAAATGCAAATATCACTCACTCATGTTTTGTTAGATGAAGAAAGAAGTTCGCCTCCAAGTTTACAACAAGTACGACGGTCATTGCGCCTACTGTGGCAAGGCCATCAAGTACGAAGAAATGCAGGTTGACCACCTCGTTGCAAAGAACCGTGGCGGATATGCCCGCTATGACGAAAAGACGGGCAAGAGTAGCGTGGTTCATGGCGAGGATGCCCTTCCAAACTACATGCCCGCTTGCAGGGCCTGCAATTTCAGAAAGGGCACAATGAGGCTCGAAGAGTTTAGGGCTGCAATCAAGCAGCAGGCCGAGGGATTGATGAACGGTGCGGCGAAGTTCCAAATGAGGATGTCGCTGGCCTATGGCCTTGTAGAGGAACACTTCGACAATCCAGTGGTGTTCTATTTTGAGAAATGCAATTCAAACAAATAAGATTATGGAAAAGTTTATCAAAGCAAATGGGGTTGAGTTCGACGATGCTGAGTTGAAGCAGGCACGGACGTTATTGTTCAACAACCTAACAAGCGCAAGACGATGAAGGAGAAGCAACACGCATTCGTAGTGGAGTGCGTCAATGAACATTTTGACGACATTATAGAGGCGATTTGTAACGGACACAGATACGCAGCCACCACGATTGACGCCGCTGATGGATGGGTCGATATTATTAGTGACTGCCGAGGTGGCGCAGCCGTAACGGTGCACCACGCCGATGAGGAGAACCAACGTGAATGCCCTCGGTTGTGCGAAGCCATTGAGAAAGCGTTGCCCGAATGGGAGGACGTAAAAGAAGAATATGAAGCCGAGAAAGAAGAGAAAGCCGACAACTGCTTCGGCCCCTCTTTTTCAAGTTTTTCAAGTTGGAACGATTATTGGCGCTACATTTTTAGAGAAGAGTTGGAGGATTGATATGAATTCAAATTATGATGTAATACAAGGTGATTGCCCTAATTGCCCATTTGCTGATTTATTTGGTGGATTTTGTTTTTACTACAGGTTCTATCCTGCCAATATAGGTTGTGGTGAAGCAACTTGTAGATGTGAAGAATTAAAACCGAATGAAGATTGATTATGACAAGAGAAGAACTTATTGATAATTACGGAGAAGAAATCTGTAAGTATTGTATAGAAACATATCTTTCAGAGACAAACTTTCCTTTGGGTGAAAGCTGCGAGGGCTCGCATTGCGAATCAGCCCAAGACGATTACGCATACTATAACAACATAGAACTTGAAGATTAAACGGTATGGACGAAAAAAGAATCACTCAGGTTTTCTTGTATTATCGGGAGAAATTCGGAGAAATAGATAAAAAAATAAGTGACCTCCACAAGGAGAAGAAAAAACTTAACAAAGATTTTTTTATCTAAGCTTCCATTTCAACCAGGCGATAAGGTCAGAAACAGAAATTCAAAAAATAGCAACTGCTTTTTCATCGGTAGCTTAAAGAGTGCCAAGCTTGTTTTTGATGTTGACGGGAGACACCTGTACGTTAATTATACGGCAAGGCCAATGCTTAATAACGGGATGCCAAGTTCTGTAGAAGTGCCGACAGTGAACAACTATTTCGATTTAACAAAAGAAGAGTAAGTGCTATGGTTAAAACTTATTTATTTAGGGCAAAAAGAATACCTAACCGAGAGTGGGTCTTTGGAGACCTTCTTCGTTTTGAAGAAAAAGTGTATATACACAACGGATTAGATAAAACATACTATGAGGTTGACGAAAACACAATCGGGGAGCACATTGGCTTTGCTGACTATAATAGCAATTTAATTTTCGAGGGCGACATAGTGCATTTTTACGGTGATAGAAAGCTCGAATACGTCATCGAATACTCTGTCAGAGCAGCAGCTTATGTTGCTCGTCTCATTGGTGCTAAGAATGACGACCCTCTCATGTGGTCACATTTGATTGCTTGGCCGTACATGAAGGCAGAAGTGATAGGCAACATATATGACAACCCAGAATTGATTGAAAACAAATGATCGACAAAAAGATAATACAAAAGCAGACGTGGAAGGACGAAATCAGAATTTTAATAATTGATGAAGAAAAATTTGGTTCAGTTCAAATATCCATTCCATTATATGTTAGTGATATTTTCGGCAAAGCTGATGCTCTAATATATAACCTCTTTGTAGATAATAATCATAGAAGAAATGGTGTTGCTAAAAGCCTATTACAACTCGCAGAACAACAGGCTAAGTCAAATGGAGTGAAGACAATCGGATTGGAATTTAACAAAGATGAATCTGATAGATTTGTTTTAGATTGGTATCTCCGTAGTGGTTATAAACCATTTAATAAGAAAAGTAATTTATTGATCAAGAAATTAGAGGACTAACAATGAACAGACAACAAATAAAAGAACTTCTGCCTATAATACAAGCGTATGCGGAAGGAAAACCGATTGAGATAAAAACGAAAGGAGGTAAAAAATGGTGCACATTTGAGGAAAATGACATACAGTATCTTCCCATCATACTAAGTACATGTGACTTCCGTATAAAGCCAGAATCCAAATACCGTCCATTTAAGGACGCAGAAGAGTGTTGGAAAGAAATGTTAGAACACAATCCACTTGGATGGTTCAAAGATAAAAAAGCCGAGGAGTTCTTCACACTTAATTGTATAAGTGACAAAGACCCAAAGATAAAAACTTATGAGTATCTTTTCAACGACTGTGTCTTTATGGACGGAAGTATTTGCGGTGTAAAATTGGAGGAATAGTTATGGCATGGGTAGTAAAGAATAAAGATGGCTCTGAAACAATTTATGAAGTCAAGCCATACAAACTCAAAGATGAGTGGGTATCACGGGAAGATGGTTGGAAAAGACCCTATCAATACTTTGATATTCCACAAGGTAGTATCAAGAAGCTCGTTGGAAGAGAATTATCTTGGGATGATGAGCCAGTAGAACTTAAACAAGAATAGTTATGACAAATTCAGAATATATCAGACTGACGGCACAGATTGCCGTACTGAAAGAAGTGGCCATCGATTACAGTGGCCAGACGATTGACAACATCATCAATCAACTTGAATCAAGAACGGAAACGTGTAATAATTTAGGGAACAAACAAAAATGAAAAAATGGAAATGGAGAATCGCCGCTTTTGTGGCGTGGGTTGTTACAACACTCATCGTTGTTAGTGTTTCTTTGAGAGGCGTAAGCAAAGCTGACACGGCAACAAACCTGGTTAGCGTAGCAATCCTTTTGTTTTGGACGCTTTTGTCCTTCGCAACGAATTGTTTCACTTTTAAAAATAATAAAAACAATGAGAAAAATTAAATCAATGTGTGTGTTTATGCTGCTTATGACGGCATTGTTCTTAACTTCTTGTAGCGAGCGTATCGACGCTGGATCCGAGGGGATTCTTGTCAACCTATATGGTTCAGACAAGGGTGTTGATGACGTAAGCCTCGTTACCGGTCGTGTGTGGTACAATCCATTTACGGAAGAGGTATATGAGTACCCGACATTCGTGCAGACAATCGACTATCCCGCTTTTACCATCAATGCCAAGGATGGTTCGGAGTTCACCGTTGACCCGACGGTATCTCTCAAGATGATTGACGGCAATGCGCCGAAGGTGTTCAAGAAGTACAGAAAGGATCTTAACGACATCATACATGGCACACTATTCAACTATGTAAAAGATGCGTTCCGTATTCAGCTCAACAAGTACACTACCGATCAGATTGTCAGCAACCGCGATATGGTGGAGCGTGCTATTGAATCGCAGCTTAGTAACGCACTCGCCAAAGAACACTTCCAGCTTGAGCAGCTTACTTCTGGTCTCAAATATCCTAATTCCATTGTGAAAGCTGTCAACCAGAAGAACAAAGCTATCCAGGAGGCACAGAGAGCACTCAATGAGGTGGCCGTTAAGAAGGCCGAGGCAGAGAAGATGCTTGTGCAGGCGCGTGCCGAACGAGAGGCTAACGAGCTGAAATCTGCATCACTTACTCCTGCCATTCTTAAAAAGATGTGGATTGAGAAGTGGGATGGTTCTGTTCCAACGGTTGTTACAGGAGGAAATACGTCAACATTTTTAGATTTAAGTAAAATTCAAAAATGACACAATGAAAAATAGAGTAGTTGAAATAAATGATAATGTAGCGGCTATAGAAATTCGATATAAGAATACCACACTATTATGTTACATTGATAAAACTGATTTATCTAAGGTTGCTTCCATAAAAGGCACTTGGCATATTAACAGGAATAAAAGTGGTCATATTGATGGTGTAAAAACTAAAATCCAAATTGATAAAGTTAGAAAACAAATATGGTTGCATAACTTTATATTTAACAAATTGGATCCTAACAATGTTATCGACCATATTGATCACAATACTTTAAATAATGTCAGAACAAATCTTAGAGAAGTTAGTAGAGAACAAAATGCTCAAAATATTTCTACTACTCTAAAAAGTTCAACGACATATAGAAACGTTACAATGGAAGGAGAGAAGTATAGAGTAAGAATTGGAAGACATTCTTTTGGAAGGTACAATACCTTAGAAGAAGCCATTGATGTGGCAAAAAAGGAAAGAAAAAATATATTTCCTTGGTCTTCTGAATAAAACGGCAGAATTGCTTTATAATTCCCGTTTATGGAAATGTTCCGCAGATTATGATGACGAAGTAAACAATGTGTGCCCAGTTCTAACGATTTGTTATGGACGGTGGCATCATTTTAATATTGAAATATGAAAGAATTAAGAAGGAAAACATTTAAGAACGGCGTCGTATATTGCCTCCAGTTAGAAGATGGATTTCTTGTTGAGACCACAGACACTTTCTTGCCTTATTACACTAAAGATGCAATAGGCAGACATCAAAACAAGTTAGACAACAATGAGCTTGGAGACCGCACAGAACGCTGGATGATTGGTGTGTCAACAATGTCTGGATGCCCAGTTCGTTGTAAGTTTTGCGCAACCGGAAACATGAAGCGTTATCGCAACCTTACTGCTAACGAAATTGTTGACCAGGTTGAATTTGCTATCAGTCATGCTGGAGGCGCAGATCCAACTAAGGCAAAGGAGTTTAAGATCAACTACACTCGTATGGGTGAGCCGTTCTTGAATATCGAAGCTGTGAAAGAAGCCATCCGTATCATCACAGAAAAATACCCAAACACACATCACTATGTGTCAACGATTGGTATTAAGGGGAGCGATTTTTCATTCATTAAGGGAAATATCACCCTCCAGATAAGTCTTCACTCATTCGATGACGAGAAGCGCAACTGGCTCATTCCGTATAAGAGCAAGATGTCAATCAAAGAGCTTGGTCAGATACGTACACAGAGTAATCTGAAAACGACAATCAACCTCACTCTTGTTGATACTTCTGACTTCGATGCTGAAAAGCTAAAGGAATGGTTTGACAAGGAACATTTCTTCGTGAAGTTGTCCCCCATCAATCCTAACAACATTTCTGAAAAAAATCACCTTGGCAATGGAGTTGTCGAAGGCGTAAATTTAGTATAAATCTTTAAATTCTTACAACAATGACAGAAATCAAGAATCAATTGGATGCAATGGGCTACGATTATGCTGTGGCCATTGCGACAAAGGCTGAAATCGAAAACGGTGCGGCCTGCGGTCAGCTCGCTATCATTTGCGAGTAAGTAATTAACAAAGTCTCTCAATGCAGCAAGCACGGTACGATGTTGAGCCGTTTTAGACTGGTTGGCATTTGCTGTAGCCGTAAAATATCAATAACTGCTTAGACAATTCAGCACAGGTTTCAAGTCTTGATTTGTTAGGTAAGACTAATCATCAAGACAAGGAGCGTCCGCAATGACGTTGGAAAAAACTACGGGTGAAAACCCCGACAAAACACCAGTTTGCCGTGCTTGTCTGTATTGGAGACTTTATTAGAAAGAAAAATCAAAATGGAAAAAACTATAGAAGTCAAGGTTGAAGATATAAAGCGTGCTTTTGACGAGGCAGATGATAAAGTGAAGAATGGTATTATTGCTTTATTCCCTCAATTCAAAAAAGCTCTTCCAGTCACTGATCGAGTGAAGACTTTTAGGGATGCTTGCCGTGAAGTATGTATCGACCCAAGTATGTATTTTATCAGGTGCGATAACGAGCCAGCCGATGTGATTGCATACATGAAGCTACGGGTAATCTGTAAAGCACTAAATGAGGGTTGGGAACCTCAGTTCACAGAAGGCGAGGAACGTTGGAATCCTGTGTTCTTACTATGGAGCAAGGAAGAACTATCATTGATGAGTGACGATCTGAAAGCCAAGCGACACTTAATAGACAGATATTCAGGAGACTGGGCAGGCTTCAGCCATTCGGTCTCAGAAAATGTCATAGAATCTTATGTTTCGAACTGCGCTTCTCGCCTTTGCCTTAAGAGCCAACAACTCGCAGATTACTGCGGCAAACAGTTCGTCAACCTTTGGGCAGACTTTTTCTTGACAAAGAAGTAATAATTGGTAAAGAAATGCGTACTATTATATTTAACAACGTTTTCAACGAAACAAGTAGCGTTTTGAACGGAATAAAAACGCAGATGAGAGACCATGCTTGCTCTGGAGACATGGAAATATCTTTTTGCACTGATGATAAAGATGGCTTGCTTACCGTATTTTCCGAAAACATTGAGGTTGCAAAAGCGCATTACAAAGCAGGAGAGGCGTTAGCCATTGGAGTTTTAAAAAGGACGATAGACGTTGATTCTTCGGACTATGTTGGTGATCGCCAACGAATAATTGCACCACCATTAGTAAGATACGATACAGAAATGCTTCATCGGAGCATTCAGATAACACGCGTCAGCATTGAACGTCTGCAAGACATCAGCGAAGAAGATTGCCTGAAAGAAGGCATTTGGCGTGACGACAACGTAGGACTTGAAGGCGTGACGTATTGGTATCACGGTCTTGCCAACTCCTCGTTCAGAACAGCGAAAGAAGCCTACACTGCTTTGATAGACAAAATCAGCGGCAAGTACACATGGGAGAGCAATCCTTGGGTTTTCGTTTACGATTTTGAACTTATATAAGATGGAACTAACGAAAAAAGATAAGAAGCACATTGAGGAAGAGGTCACCAAGCTGATGTTCAGATTCAATGTAGAATGTACGGAATACGCAAGGCTTTACGAGCGCACCTATCTGGAGGAACTTCAAAAAAAGATTGGTGAGAAAATAGAGTTTCTTGACCTCTACGCACATCAACAAAGAATAGCGAGCGAAAACAAAGAAAGCAAATAAGTATTTAATTCTCAAACAATAAAACGAAAACACATTTATGAAAGTAAAGATCAAAATTGTTGACCCAAAGGCTGTTGTCCCATACAAAAAGTACGATAGAGATTTCTGCTATGACTGCGTGGCGGTTTCGGAAGAGGAGGTTGCGCCTAATGTGTGGAAATACGGCCTCGGGTTTGCCTTACAGAGAGAGAAAATCACGAGAGGCAACACAATACCATGTTTCTCGTTTCGTGCCCGTTCTTCTGTATGGAAGACAGGTATGGTTCTCAGTAACGGAATAGGTACTATTGACGATATTTACACGGGTGAAATATCTGCCGTATTCTATCACGTCATGCCCAATATGCCGCGCTACAAGGTGGGCGATAGGGTGTGCCAGATGCACATAGACGCTACCACTACAATAGAATTTGTTGAGTGTGAAGAGTTGGAACAAACGGAGAGGGGACACAACGGCTATGGCTCGACTGGAAAATAGGTACAAACATGATTGTTATAGCAAGAACTTTCGTCAAAAAGAGACATTGGCAATTCTTTCTCCTTCCATGCATAGGAATTGATCGACACGGAGACCGCATTACAATCGGTATCATTTGGCTTGTGTTCTCTTTATATATTCGGTTCGAGTTCAATAGAGACGAATAGGAAACATAGGTGGGGTTTGGCTTAACGGCTACTACCCCACCCGTCTTCGTATATTACTCATTTTCGCATCGCCTTTTTCCGCCTAAGACGTACTTGAGCGCGAATGATACTGCAAAGACGAATATAAGTACTATCGCAATATTTCCGATTGTCTCGGACACAATTTGAAAGAATCCAGTTTTCTTCTCTTTATAGACAACCTTTTCAACGGGTACTTCTACCTTATACGGAACAGAATCCTTTACGCGAATCGTGTCTGTTTTGCTTTTATAGACGATTCTGTCCTTGAGCTTGTAGTGCCAACGGTCATTGAATATCGTATCGCCACGGACCACAACAGACACACTGTCATGCACCCATACAGAATCCGTCTTTACAAAGCTATCCGTTTGATGGATATAGCGGTCTCTATATTCCGTCATAGTGACCGGAACATACTTTGTCGTTTTGCACCCTAAAAGTACAGTACAAACGACTATAACCGCAAAAAGAATAAACAACTTGCTTCTCATACGCTATTTGATTTTGATGATTACTTTCTCCTTTTTGTCCCAAGCAGTCTTCATCGTCTGAATCAACTTGTTGGTCCAAAATCTCGAATCGCTCACCCACCCCACTTTGTCGTTTTTGCCACAAAGGATGCACCCCTCTGTGTCTTTTGCCGAGTTGCCAGAATGAATACGAACCCCCTCAAATCCCTTTACGTTCAGCAGCAAGGGTAGCATCTTCTTGAACCGAGCGGAATAGGTGTAGGCGCATTTATACTCACCACTCGGGATGGCAGTCTGGCCATACACCTTCTTTGCCTTGATTTCAGATAGAGGCATGTCACTTCTGAGCCCCCTATCCGTATCCTCCAGGGCATTACACCCAAACAACCATCCGTTCACATAGATGCGGCTTATAGTATATCCCGCCTTCTTCCAGGCTCTATCAATGGTGATGATCATGATTCAGCCTCCTTTTCTTCTCTGTGACGCAGAATATCGACTACTGCCTTGGCAATGTCATCCTTATTTTCAAGGATCACCTGCATCGTCCTATCCTGCTTGCGTATCTCCTCTTTCTCCCATGCCTTTTCTCTGACACTCTTGAACTCACAGAACACGACCCAGCAGGCCCACGTCATAGAGAAAAATGGGACGGGAATAATGACACATGTGATGATGTCTATGCACATCGCTACAAAGAACGGGCAAAAATACTTAATCGCCTTCGTGCATGACTTCTTGTAGCCCGTACTTGTACTTGCCCGGCCAAGTTCGCGGGCCTTGCGGACACCTGCAATCAAATCCACTGCCATAGACACAATGATTCCGAGGAAGCATAGGAATATCAACAGTGAGGTCTGATAGAAATGCTCGTTCATGAATGTAATCAATACTTCTTTCATTGTCGTTACCTTGAATAATTGTTGATAAAATTTTTCGTACAAATTTAATAAGAAAATTTCAAACATCCAAGGTAACGACAAAGAAACATTATAAGTTCAAGTCATAGAATGGCTTTTTGCCCGAAGAAAGATAGTTTTTGCACTCATCAAGGATCTTTTGCTCAAAATCGAGCTCCTTGATATGCGGAAACCATCGGCGTATTTTCTCACCATGACGTTTGACCATTTCTCCCCAAAGGACAACAAAATCCCAACAGGAGATGTTTGTGTCTTTGATTGAGTTATAATTGGAAATTGCGGCCTCTTTGCAATGAACGTTCTTGATAAGGCACAGGTGTAGCATGGCCATGTCTTCGTCATAGCTGCACTCGCCGAGTTCACTCTTCACCTCTCGAAGCGTCTCAAGAAACGCTTCGCCATTCATCCCTATTTCGCAACTGTCAGCCAAGATGCGTATCACATTGTTCTTTACCTGCTGATCATCACAGGCAACTACTTGTTCAAAAATCCTTTTCATAATCACTGAATTATTCTGTTATCAATTTTTTCAGCTCAGCAAAATCATCTGTCGTGAACTGAATACTTTTCTTGCTGCCGAACAAAATAGAGGTAACGATGTTGTCCGGCAGGTCTATCGTCAATGCGCCGTTACCCACCGTTCCGCTAAAGACGCCAAGGTCGTAAGGCATGGGCTCTAAAGACTTGAAGATCTGAACCATATCGTTGAATACGGTTTCAACATTCATGTTCCCTTCTTCGTCGGCAATAAACAAAGCCACATTGTCAATGTTTCGCGAAAGCATCTCCTTGTTCTTTGCAATGATGTTGTGTGCCGCACGCTTCATGTAAACGGACGGGACGGCCAGTTTTGGATTACCCTGCACCATATCGTCAATTCTCGAATCTGCCCAAAGCTCTATTGATTGCAGCAGCTTTTCTTTCAATTCTGAAATGTTCATTATTTACCTCCTTTGTTGCTTTGTTGTTTGTTACCTTTCTTCAACTCAATAAAGTCATTCCAGGCCATGTTCGAATACTTCTCAATGTATTCATTCAACAAGGCGTTTTTCTGCTCGTCTGCCTGTACGATTGATTTTTTCAATCTCTGCATAAGAGCAAGATGTTTTCGCAAAGCATCATTCCCCGTCTGTGTGGCTTCAATCCTTGGCCTTACAATGCGAAGTATCTCGTCTTGAACGAGTTTTGAGACGTATTGATAACTCTCCACATACTCTTCGTTTTGGTTGAGTATTTGACGATGACCACTTGTCAATCCATCCTCAATCTTGTCTATTTCGTCCCACAATGGAGTTTGGGACGGTTGGGCCTGCATGTTGATGGTTGCTCTCTGCTGTTGCAACTGTGCCAATTTCTTTGCAAACTCCTCGTTCTCTGCCTGCATCTGATTGGCTGGCGGATATTGACTGCCGAGGCCAAGCAACGGATCTTGCATATAGTTCATGTCGCAAATAATTCTAAGTTGGTGATTGATTTTGTAATTGGTGATTGGGCGCAAGCCACATGAGGCCATACGCCCATCACCAACTTACTTCTTACTCGACTTTTTTACAGTCTTCTTTACGCTCCCGCTGCCGCCGTTTGAGCCTGTCGGCAGTTGCACCCGAAAGGGTTAGCCCCCTCCAAAACCGTAACGGTCGGCGTGGAAGGAAGACCAACGACACCATAGATGCAACGGCAAGTCTTGCGGTCGGTGTAGCACATGTTGCGCTCGCCCATAGCATCAATCGCCTGCATAAGCAGCTTGTCCTGATACGGACGGGTGGCCTCCATGATGGCAACCTTCTTGTCAAGCTCGTTGAACTTGGCAGAGTACTTCTCGTTAAGGGCGTCGTAAGTGTCGCGCTGATTCTTGTAAAGGCCAAACTCAGCCGCTACACTCCGGCGGTTCTCTGCATTGAGGCCCTCAACGTAACCCTTGTAGAGGCTAAACTTCTCTGCAATGTCAGTCTCGCGCATTGCGTAGAACTTGTTAGCCGTATCGAGTTTCAGCCCGAACATGTCGGTGAGGAGTTTCACCTCGTCGGCACATTCCTTCTGCATCACGTCATACGCGGATGGAGAAGCATTAACGCTTGAAAGCCCGCCGTAAGTGTTGATGTTCACATTGTCAGGCATATTGCCCGTGCCAAGCGAACCGAACACACCACGTCCGCCGCCAATACCACCAGCGAGCAGGCCGAGGGCCGTACCAGCGATGCCAAGGCCCAATGCCGTGCCGGCAACGCCCTTGCTCGCATACTCTTTCTTGCCGTCCTCGTAGATTTTCTTCTCCACGATACGCTCGTTATTATTCGTCATTTCCATACTGAATGCTTTTTGTTATGACACATTAAAAAAACTAACTCAAGTAACCGATTACGATGGCAAAGTTACTTATTCTGCTACTGAACAACAATAACTTTGTCAGGACTTTTGCAACAGTATGAACAACAAGGTGTTAGCGTGACAAAGCAATCTGTCTCGTCACGCTCAAAAAAGCATTTTACGCTACATTAAAAACAAACATGAGAATCCCAACCAGGATCATTTCCCCTTCCTTCTTCTGAGGAACTCCCGCACATTCCACTTTTTGAAAAGATTAAAGTGACTTCCTGCGGTTTTCTTGCCTTGAAGATCACCGTCCCTTATAGCGCGATTGATGGTAGATTCACTCAGCCCGCTTTCGCGTTTAATGTCACCTATGGTCATATACGGATTGAAGAGATTCGGTAAGTAATCTTCGCAAAGGTCGGCAATGTCGTCATTGCTCATACCACACGCCGTTACCGGCTCGCCACGTTCCTCTTGCTCGGAAGCGAGCTTCACACGTTCTGTAATGGCCTTTAGGAGCTCATACATCGTTCTGTAGTTGAATACCTTTCGTGGATTGCCCATAATATAGTAGATAAATTAAGAAAAAAATCTTCGACCAAGTTTTGTGTTGTTGACAAACCAATCAAACGCCCCATATAGATAGAACAAGAGAATCATGAGCGACAAGCAATAGTGCGCCATCACCATGCTGTTTGTGGTGAATAGGCTACCGTATGCTATATGGATAGAGTTCACACCAAAGAAGTAAAAGAACGGTATTCTATACTTCCAGCATAGCCAAAAGAAACGACTTGCGAAAATAATTACCATAGGTAATATATAAACCATGAAGTAAATAAAACTATAGCAAGCCATATTCTCGCTTATCGAAATAAACATCTCCCTGGGATGCTGGCTAAACATAAAAACTCCATAGGAATGGAATATCATGATGAAGATAGGTACGTATTTGCAAAACCACCTAAAAAACTTCAAGATACGCTTGTTGTACCTATTACTACCACGAAGCAATAGAGACATCACTTCGCTAATATCAAGGTCTCGTAAAACCCGAAGGGCTTGTTCTTCTTGCTCCTTATTCATAATCACATAGAATTACTGGTTAATACTGCAAAATTAAACAAATTACATATCATAAATCCGTTTTACACAAAGTTTAACTGTTAAACTTTACAAAGACCGCCATCTCAGGTCTTTACAACACAAGATAGCGGTCTATCAATTCACAAAACCTTACACAAATACACCATGGCAATACGGCCCAATACCACTCCTGCAACCGTGCACCCAAAGTCTATCCAATCCCACTTGCCACCCCAAAGACGATCCTTCAACTCCAGGGCCGCAGCCACGCCACAACCAGCATACATAGCACAATAGGTACTATCTGCGCCTACTCCAATCACAAATCCGCCAATAAAATGCTTATAGCGATTACTGGCAAGAAACCATTTGAAAATTTTCTTCATACTTTCTGAAATTATATTGAGTAAACAGAAAAGTCAACACTATCCTTCTCGGCCCATCCCTCTTGTAGCGTATCATTGATGAATTTGATGGCACTTGTGTAGAAGTCCGAGAGCTCATCAATCGTTTTGAAGTCGTAGTACTTTGGGTCTTTGTCCGTTCCGAACTTGAACCGCACGGGGAGATTTTGACCATTGGTTTGTACGGCCAAGTCGAAGGACGCCTTGTAGTTGAACTGATTCTCTGACGACAGCCACACAGGCATGTCTTTCCAGGAGAATCCCGATAGAATCTTTGCATCCACTTGGCCATTGTGGAACTTAACGATCGTATCCCGAATCTCCTCCAATGTAGGCTTGTGGCCATAGTCCTGCTCGTACCAGTCGGAAGAGCCATCCTCCTTCTCCGTGATATTCCAACGGACTTTCCATTTGTTCTTGCGTGGGTTCACACACTCAATTGGCAACACACCAATGCAGCCATTTACTTTCATTACCATAATCTTAAAGTTTTAGCATAAGACATATCTATTAAATCCCTTGCAGCGAACCGTTTTGACGCTGCAACACACGCCCTTCTTTGCGTCTTCACTATCACCATCCTCTTTAAGAAGGTGTAGCTCCCTCATTTGGTCAAGGATAGACTTGTTTTCTCCGTCTCCCGTGAACACTTTGACAAGACACTCGTTAGGAGTGCCAACATTGCGAATGATAGAAATGAGATATTTACCTACAGGCAATGGCACTTGATCAGGATAGACGAACCCTTTGGGCGGAGTAATATTGTGCGTAGTATAGTTCTCCAACTCCTTGCGCTGGCGGGCCACGGCCTCATCATATTCCTTTCGTTGCACCTTGGTCTTTAGTCCGACCTCGTAATCTACCACAACAAACTCCTCACCTACAAGATCAGCAAGGTTGACCTCTTTGCCGTCAAAGCGTTTCTTTCCATCCTCGTACTTGGGCTTAATGCCCGTTCTACTTAATTTCTTGTATTCATTCATTTTGATACCACTTAACTTGTAAAACAAATTGTGACAGTTGGCATGCTTGCATTGGCCATACAATGCAGCTATCACCTCTTGCCTTCTCTTTTTACTCTTAACACGATGCAGCTTTCTTGCAGCATTTTTCTTGTTTCTCTTACGAAGCCTAACATAATCATGCTTGTATATCACGAAACCGAGAAAATCTATCCCTTGGCATGTTGGAAACACTCTCTCATCTGGCTTTATGGCAAGCTGCATAAATTCAGAACATTCATGTACGATGTTCCGTATCATCCATAACTTTTTCTTGCTTCCTTCGAGAACAACACCGTCATCACAATATCGGTAGAAGTACTTAACCCCAAATTGATCTTTAAGGTAATGGTCGAGGAATAAAGATAAAAGCATATTGCAAAACCCCTGCGAGCTTCGGAGGCCAATGCTTAGGCCATTTGGTGTCAGTCGCACAAATCGCTCAAACAAAGTAAGTAGCCGCCTATCCTTGAACAGACGGCGAAGCGCATACATCATAAAGTCTTGATTCACGCTCTCATAAAACTTTCTTATGTCGAATTTGTAGCAGTACTTCGTACCTTCCGGGTCAAGTTCCATATCCTTTTGAATATATTCCTTGAGGTCGTGCATCCCCCTACCCTTGATACTTGCAGAAGTTGTTCTTATATATCGTCCGAAAACATGCTTCTCGACAACACGCATGATTGCATTGCAGCCGATACGCTCCTCATATCTGTTGACGAATTGAATTTTACGAATTTTTCCTCCGTCCTTCACCTCCATTTCTGTATAACTCGTTATTTGAAACACGCCATCCTTGATTTCTTTTTGGAGTTTTGCAATCACTTCGTCACGATGTTCAAGGATATAACGCCCATTTCTCGTTTGTTTCCTCATACGTCCACGAAGGACAACATCAATTGAGTTGGATATGTTGCCATACTCAACTATCTCATCAATTAGGTTTGACGTTTTTCCTATACGCTTCATTTTCTGCCTTCAATTTTTCGGGGTCTAACTTTTTCGGCTGACATTCTGTCCCTACTAAACTCTACCCCACGTTATATATTTCAGTTTTCCGTGATTGCTCACGCTATTACTGAGGCTCATTCCCATTGGCACGACATCGGGGACACGTCCCCATCGTTGTACGCCAAAATAATTTTAAGACAAACGTTAATATTGATCGCAAGCCGAGACCCGATGTACGCAACGACGTACGCGGAATCGTAATCCGCATACGCAAACGACACACCGCCATACGCACTCGCGTAGTAGCTCGACCGATAGACCACACGGGACTACTTGGGAAATCTGCCTTCTCTATT